AGTGATGTATATCTTGGCAATCCTCTACTCAAAAAAGCGAATACGCAAATTGAGTTTACAGAAGAACAAATTATTGAGTTTTTAAGGTGTAAAGAAGATCCTGTTTATTTTGCTAGAAACTACATTAAGATTGTTTCTCTTGATCATGGTCTAGTTCCTTTCGAGATGTATCCATTCCAAGAAAGGTTAATTCAAAACTTCCATGACAATCGTTTCAACATTTGTAAGATGCCCCGCCAGACGGGTAAGTCTACAACTGTTGTTTCATATCTTTTACATTATGCGGTATTCAACGATAATGTAAATATCGCTATTCTGGCAAACAAAGCATCTACTGCAAGAGACCTTCTTGGAAGATTGCAACTTGCTTACGAAAACTTGCCTAAATGGATGCAACAGGGTATTATATCCTGGAATAAAGGTAGTCTAGAATTAGAAAATGGCTCCAAGATTTCATCTAACTCTACTTCTTCATCTGCTGTCCGAGGCGGATCCTATAATGTTATCTTTCTTGACGAGTTCGCTTTCATCCCGAATCACATTGCTGATGACTTCTTTGCCTCTGTTTATCCTACTATTTCTTCTGGACAAAGCACGAAAGTAATTATTGTTTCTACCCCACGTGGTATGAACCACTTCTACCGTATGTGGCACGATGCTGAGCGTGGTAGAAATGAATATATTCCCACTGATGTTCATTGGTCTGAAGTTCCAGGTAGAGATGAAAATTGGAAGGCACAGACTATTGCTAATACTTCCGAACAGCAGTTTAATGTGGAGTTTAATTGTGAATTTTTAGGATCCATTAACACTCTTATTAATCCAGCAAAACTTAAAAATCTTGTATATGATGATCCAATAAAGAGGAACGCTGGATTAGATGTTTACGAACATCCCAAAGAAGATCACAATTACTTAATGACTGTCGACGTTGCAAGGGGACTTGGCAATGATTATTCTGCATTTGTTGTTTTCGACATAACTAATTTTCCTTATAGGATTGTAGCAAAATATAAAAATAATGAAATAAAACCAATGTTATTTCCAAATATAATTAACGAAGTGGCAAGAGGATACAATAACTCTTGGTTATTGATTGAAGTTAATGATATTGGGGACCAGGTAGCAAATATTCTTCACTTTGATTTAGAGTATGACAATGTTTTAATGTGTGCTATGCGTGGTCGTGCTGGTCAGTTAGTTGGTTCTGGGTTTAGTGGAAAGAAATCTCAACTTGGAGTTAGAATGACTGCCGCAGTTAAAAAATTAGGATGTTCTAATCTAAAAACTTTATTGGAAGATGATAAGTTACTAACTGTCGATTATGACATTATATCAGAACTTACAACATTTTCACAAAGGCACAATTCTTTTGAGGCTGAAGAGGGTTGTAACGATGATTTGGCAATGTGCTTGGTTATTTTTTCTTGGTTAGTAGCACAACCATACTTTAAAGAAATGACGGACAATGATGTCCGTAAAAGAATATATGAAGAGCAAAAAAACCAAATTGAACAGGATATGGCACCTTTTGGATTTGTTTCAGATGGTTTTGATGATATTGATACATTTTTTGAACATAAAACCGGAGATAGATGGTTGTCTGCAGACTTAAAAAATCAAAATAACCCTCTAGAGGTTTGGAATTTAGATGAATATGGTGACCGTTCCTACATGTGGGATTATATGTAATGGACTTTGAAGATCAGATAGATCTGGAGCATTTACTATTCACTGAAAGAAAATGTAGGGTTTGTGGAAAAACTAAAGATCTTATTAATGACTTCTATTTGACTCACAAGGATAGAAAAGGATATCCATCATCATATTCATATGAATGTAAACAGTGTACTATGAAAAGAATTATAAGAAATAGATCTAACAAGAAGGGTGTAGTTATTTCAGAATGGCAATATCCGGATTGGTAAATTTGTTCACGTATTGTTTCCCCGTTTAAAATAATCATTTTAATAAATACTTTTAGAATAATTCGGGATAACGGAGAGTAAAGATGCCGCTAAATTTAGCATCTCCTGGAATTGTAGTAAAGGAAATTGACCTAACTATTGGTAGAGTTGGACCCTCTGCAAATATTACTGGAGCAATTGTTGGTCCTTTTGCTAAGGGCCCTGTAGATTCGCCAACCTTAGTAGAAAATGAAAATGATTTACTGCAAGTTTTCGGACAATCTTATACAACAGATAAGCAGTATGAAACTTGGTTGACTGCATCATCATACCTTGCTTATGGTGGAAATTTAAGAGTAATTAGATCGGATGACTCTGATCTAAAAAATGCTTTTGTTGGAGCAGCTTCAAGTGTAAAAATAAAGAGTTTAGATCATTATAATCAGTTAGGTTATGATGAAAACATTATTCCTGATGTAACTTTTGTTGCAAGAAATCCTGGAACTTGGGCAAATGGTATAAAGGTTGCAATCATTGATGGTAAAGCAGATCAAACTATTGGTGGAATTACTACAACAGGAATTTATGTTGGATATGGAGTAACTCAATCTTTAAGTGGAAAAATAGACTCTACTACTGGAGTTGGATTAGCACTTACAGATTATTTCTTAAAAGGAGTTGTTACAGGAATTGGTGTAAGTTTAATTGATGTAAAGATTTTAAGTAGAGTTTCTGCAGAAGGAACAGAAGTTAATGTTGACTATCAGAAGAATGGTGTATATTGTTTCACTGAAACTGGAAGTGTAGCAATTCATACTAGTGGACAATCAGTTTCCTATGGAGTAACTAGTTACACATCAGAAACTGATTGGTTTGACCAACAAACAATTACGTTAACAAATTCTACTATTAATTGGAATAATCTCGCTCCAAAACCAGTAACCTCAGCATTTGCAGAATCAAGAGGTTCAAGATTTGATGAAGTTCATGTTGTTGTAATTGATGACTTAGGAACAGTTACAGGAAATGCTGGAACAATTTTAGAAAAGCATCTAAATCTTTCTAAAGGAACTGATGCAGAATATTCAGTAGGTTCTACATCTTATTGGAGAAAGTATCTGGCAGAGAATTCGCTTTATGTATTTGGTGGAGGTGCTCCAACAGGATTAACGACAACTGGATTTGATGCTGGGGAGTTTGATTTAACAACTGATAATGGGTGGGATCAAGCAACTGAAGGAATTATATTTGGTTCTGTAGGCGCTCCTACCTACAAATTAAATGATGGTCTAAATTATGGTGGAAAAACTGGAATTACTTCAACTGGAGCATTAACTGCTACTCTTACTTCACTGAAGTCTGGATATGATTTATTCGAGAATACTGAAAACTTCCAGATTGATTTCTTATTAATGGGTTCTGCAGCATATACAAAAGAAACTGCTCAAGAACTTGCGAATAAAATTATTTCTGTAGCGGAGTTGAGGAAAGATGCAGTTGCATTTATTTCACCTTATAGAGGTTCTGCATTGACAGATACATCATCACAAACAGCAGTAAATATTAATTCTGCAGAAACTACAACAACGAATGTTTTAAGTTTCTTTGCTTCCGTTGCATCAACTACTTATGCAGTATTTGACTCCGGTTATAAGTATATGTATGATAGATTTAGCAATACCTTCAGATATGTTCCATTGAATGGTGATATTGCGGGTCTTTGCGCTAGAACCGACATTAATAATTTCCCCTGGTTCTCCCCAGCCGGAACTGCAAGAGGAGCAATCTTAAACGCAGTAAAACTTCCATACAATCCTTCCAAATCTCAAAGAGATCGTTTATATACAAATAGAATTAATCCAGTTATCTTCTCACCTGGCGCTGGAATTATTCTATTTGGTGATAGAACAGGTTATGGAAAATCATCGGCGTTTGACCGAATTAATGTTCGTCGTTTGTTCTTATACCTTGAGGAAGCAATTTCACAAGCAGCAAAAGATCAACTCTTCGAATTTAATGATGAGATTACTAGAACTAATTTTGTAAACACAATTGAACCTTTCCTTCGTGATGTTCAGGCAAAGAGAGGAATTTTTGATTATGTTGTGGTTTGCGACGAAACAAACAACACTGCAGCAGTTATTGATGCTAATGAGTTTGTTGCTGACATTTATATTAAACCATCCAGATCGATTAACTTTATCGGTCTAACCTTCATCGCCACTAAGACTGGTGTTGATTTCCAAGAAGTAATCGGCAACTTTTAATTTAGAGGTTTAAAGAACTATGGCAACCAGAAATCAAATCAATCCACCACCTTTAAGAAAGATTACTGACTTCAAAAGTAAGCTAACTGGTGGAGGTACAAGAAGCAATCTTTTTGAAGTTGTTCTCTCATTTCCAGACATTGCAAAAGTTGATTCCGAAATTCTTGACAAATCAAGATTTCTAGTCAAAGCAGCTGCTCTTCCAGCATCAAATGTATCTTCAATTGAAGTTGCATTTAGAGGTAGAACTCTTAAAGTTGCTGGAGATAGAACTTTTGAAACTTGGACTATTACAATCATTAATGACACCGATTTTTCAATTCGTTCTGCTTTTGAAAATTGGATGAATAAAATTAATCGCCTTTCCGATAATACAGGTGTTACGGATCCAGCCGCTTACCAAGCAGATGCTTTTGTTTATCAATTAGATCGTACTGGAGAAACTCTAAGAGCATATCATTTCTATGATGTTTTTCCAACTAGTGTTGGAAGTATTCCTCTTGATTATGGAAATGAAAGTATTCAAGAGTTTCCTGTTGAACTACAAGTTCACTGGTGGGAAGCGATTAAAGGTAATGCTGCAAATGCTGGTGGTGCAGACATTAACTAAATAATATATCATAACAAACTAGAATTATAAAATGGCGAGACTCTTTGGTTTTTCGATTGAAAATAAAGAAGAAAAATCCAAATCTATAATTTCCCCCGTTCCACCATCAGATGAGGACGGGGTTGATTATTATATTCAATCTGGATTTTATGGACAATATGTAGATATTGAAGGTGTCTATAGAACTGAGTTTGATTTAATGCGCCGCTACCGTGAAATGGCTTTACACCCAGAGTGTGATGGTGCAATTGAAGACGTTGTAAATGAAGCAATTGTAAGTGACTTATATGACTCTCCTGTTGAAATTGAATTAACTAATTTAAATGCTAGTGAAAAACTCAAAACAATTATTAGAAATGAGTTTAGATCTATCAAAGAAATGTTAGACTTTGATAGAAAATCGCACGAAATTTTTAGAAATTGGTATATTGATGGAAGGTTATACTATCTAAAGGTAATTGACACTAAAAAACCTGAAGAAGGGATAAAGGAGTTGAGATATATTGATCCAATGAAAATGAAACACGTTCGACAAGAAATTAGGTCGAACGATAAGGGTAATAATATCATTGGAAGTAAACTACCAAATAATATTAATTCGACAAATACAGATTTATCTTATTCGGAAATTGAAGAGTATTTTATTTACTCACCAGCACCAAATTATCCAATGGGTTCTTTGAGTGGTTCTTCAAAAGGTTCCATTAAGATTGCTAAAGACTCTATAACATATTGCACTTCCGGATTAGTTGATAGAAATAAAGGAACGGTCCTTTCATATCTCCACAAGGCAATTAAAGCTCTCAATCAATTAAGAATGATTGAAGACTCTCTTGTAATTTATAGATTATCTAGAGCACCAGAGCGTCGTATTTTTTACATTGATGTTGGAAATCTACCTAAAGTAAAGGCAGAACAATATTTGAAAGAAGTTATGAGTCGTTATCGTAACAAATTAGTTTATGACGCAAATACTGGAGAAATTCGTGATGATAGAAAATATATGTCTATGCTTGAAGATTTTTGGCTGCCCAGAAGAGAGGGTGGTAGAGGAACAGAGATCACAACTCTCCCAGGAGGTCAAAATCTAGGAGAACTTGCTGATATTGAATATTTTCAAAAAAAATTATATCGTGCATTAGGTGTTCCTGAAACAAGAATTGCTGGTGGTGGAGATGGATTTAATCTTGGAAGATCGTCAGAAATTCTAAGAGATGAATTAAAATTTTCCAAATTTGTTGGGAGACTTAGAAAAAGATTTGCGTTGATGTTTAACGATATGTTAAGAACTCAACTTATTTTGAAGAATATTGTTTCTCCAGATGATTGGGAAAAAATGGAAGATCATATTCAATATGATTTTCTGTATGATAATCATTTTTCTGAACTTAAAGAAGCAGAAATTCTTACAAACCGATTGACGCTTTTGACAACTGCTGAACCATACATTGGAAAATATTTTTCAACTGAATACGTTCGTAAGAAAATTCTTCGCCAAACTGACTCTGAAATCATTGACATTGATGGGCAAATTGAAGATGAAATTTCAAAAGGAATACTTCCAGATCCAAATGCCCCAGTAGATGAAATGGGTAATCCATTACCTCCCGGTGGTGGAGAAGGTGCAGGTCAAGCAATAGAGCAAGGTGCTGGTGGAGAAGTTCCTATAGAACCATCTGTAGATGTATCTCAAGTAGAGTTGCCAGAACCTAAAGGTGGCAAAATATAAATAGTTTCATATTTGTAAAAATAATTTATGGAAGATCTTATCGATTTGATTGCAACTGACAGTAGTGCCTCAGAAATTTCTGACGGCATTAAAAATATTTTATTTGCTAAAGCGGCAGATAGAATTAATTATCTTCGTCCAGAGGTTGCAAATATTATGTTTGGAGATAATTCAAACGAAGGAGATGCTGAATAATGGCAATTAAAATAGTTCAAAATGTAGGTGCAATTTCTCCCACAGTATCTGTAGCTGCGACTAGTAATCCTATTGCATTAAAAAGTGGATATATTAGAGTTTCTACAGGATTAACATCAGTTTATGTAGATATTGGTTCAAATCCTACAGTAACATCAGATTCTTTTCATATACCGCCATATAATGCTGAAGTTATAAAAGAAAGAATTGCTAGGCAACAAATTTCTGGAATTACAACTGGAACAAGCACAGTAATTACTTTTTCAAACAATGCAGGAAATCCTTTCTTGATTGGTGATTATGTTACCATTGAAAATGCACAACCTTCTGGAATTAATACAGTTCACCAAGAAATTACATCCGCAACTGATTCTTCAATAACAATCGCAGCAAATACCTCATCGGTAGTTGGTGTCATTACAGTAACTGGTGCAACAGTATCTAGAAGTGTAAAAGTTGCTGCACTTGCAGCAAGCACTGCAACAAGTATAAGTATATCAGAAGTAGTTCAATTAGTTTCCGAATAAAAATGAAACTCATCACAGAAGAAATTCAAAAAGTAGAATTTATTACCGAAGGTAAAGGCACTAATAAACAGTGCTATATCAAAGGCATTTTCTTGCAAGCAGAACAAGTTAACAGAAATGGTAGAATGTATCCTCTTTCTGTTATGGAAAGAGAAGTAAATCGTTATAATGAAAATTTTGTTGTAAAAGGTCGTGCTCTTGGAGAACTTGGACACCCTGATGGACCTACCGTAAATCTTGATCGTGTTTCACATAAAATTTGTGAGCTTTATAGAGATGGTAACAACTTTATTGGAAAAGCAAAACTTCTTGAAACACCAATGGGTAAGATTGCAAAATCTCTTATCAGTGAAGGAGTTTGTCTTGGTGTTTCTTCTCGTGGTGTAGGCTCACTTAAAATAACCAATGAAGGTCATAAGATCGTTGGTGAAGATTTTATGTTAGCAACTGCTGCTGATATTGTTGCCGATCCTTCTGCTCCTGATGCATTTGTTCAGGGAATTATGGAAGGAAAGGAATGGATTTGGGATGGCGGAATTCTCCGTGAGCAATTTGTAGAGTCAACAAAGCGTAGAATTAATACTCTAGTTGATGAAAGAATTCTTCAAGAACATAAAGTTCAATTGTTCCAAGAATTTCTTTCAAATCTATAATTTATAAATAAATATAGATTAAATATTCACAATCTAAAACAAATGTCCGTTGGTAGAAATTTACAAGAAATGGAAAACGTAGTAACCAAAGGGGCTGCACCTGCCGAACCAATGCATAACATTGCCCAAAATGCTTCTGGAGTTGCTACTCCAGGACAAACTGGTGGTTGGGAAGATTTAGGTGGTCCTACTCCAGAAAATTATCGTCCAGATGATTCTTCAGCAGAATTAAAAACTCCTGGAGCAACTCTTGCTCAAGTAAGAGATGTTGTTAATGCTAAGGCATCTGCTGCTGAACCAATGCATACTCTTGCTAAAGAAGAAGTCGAAGACGAAGATGAACTTGTCGAAGACGAAGTTTCTGAAGATGAAGTTTCTGAGGATGGGGAAGAGGTTGTAGCAGAAGCTAAAAAGAAAGAAGAAGAGGAAGAGGATGAGGAGGAAGAGGATGAGGATGAAGAGGATGAGAAAGAAGTTAAAGAAAACTTTGACATCGAAGAAGATGTAAATGCTCTTCTTGCCGGTGAAGATCTTTCCGAGGAATTCCAAGAGAAAGCACGCACTATTTTTGAAGCAGCAATTCGCTCAAAAGTTTCGGAAATCAAAGAGCAACTTGAAGAATCATATGCTGTTGCTCTTGTAGAAGAACTACAAGATATTAAAGAAAGTTTAACTGATCGTGTTGATGCATACCTTGAGTATGTTGCTGATGAGTGGATTCAAGAGAATGCACTTGCAGTTGAGCACGGTCTTAAGACTGAAATGACTGAGTCATTCCTCAATGGAATGAAGCAACTTTTTGAAGATCATTATGTAACAATCCCTGAAGATAGATATGATGTAATCGAGAGTATGGTAGATAAACTTGATGAAATGGAAGAAAAACTCAACGAGCAAATCGAAAGAAACGTTGCTCTAAATAGAAGATTAGCAGAGTCTGTTGCTGATGTAATCTTTGCAGATGTCGCTGAGGGTCTTGCACTTTCTCAGAAGGACAAACTCGCTTCTCTTGCTGAAAATGTTGAGTTTGATGGTGAAGAGAACTATCGTGAGAAACTAGTAACTCTAAGGGAATCATATTTCCCAACCAGAACTGCTGGTACTCAAAGAAATACTGCTGAAAATCTTTCTGAGGAAACTACATTAAATCCTCAACCAATTGAGGGTTCAATGGGGGCATATCTATCAGTTCTCAGCAGAGCTTCTAAAAAGTGATTTTTAAATCATAGGTCAAACTTAAATTTTTAAAGAGGTAAAATCAAATGCAAATGTTCAATACCGAACAACTGCAGGAGAAGTGGGCACCGCTCCTTGACTATGAAGGTCTTGATTCAATCAAAGATTCTCATCGTAGAGCTGTAACCGCTATTCTGCTCGAAAACCAAGAGAGAGCACTCCGCGAAGAGCGTGAGTTTCTTTACGAGGCACCAACCAACTTCACCAGTACTTCAACTGGATCTGGTACAGGTCTAAGTGGTGCTTCAACTGGCGCAATGCAAGGTTTCGACCCTGTTCTAATTTCCTTAATTCGCCGCTCAATGCCCAATCTGATCGCTTACGATCTTTGTGGCGTTCAACCAATGAACGGTCCTACCGGACTGATCTTCGCAATGCGTTCACGTTATACCAACCAGTCTGGAACCGAAACCTTCTACAATGAAGTAGATTCGGCATTCTCTGGTCAGAGTGCATCGTTCGATCAAACCGAAGGATGGACAAATGGCACTGTTGGTATGGGTACTACTGCACAAGCTGGCAGCAACCCTTCAATCCTTGATGCTACCAACGCCAACCAACAAGCATATAATGTTGGTCAGGGTATGAGAACTGACAATGCAGAATCGCTTGGCGAATCTGATCAGTTCAACCAGATGGCTTTCTCAATCGAGAAGGTTACTGTTACTGCTAAGAGTCGTGCTCTGAAAGCAGAATACAGCCTTGAGCTTGCTCAGGATCTGAAAGCAATTCATGGTCTGAATGCAGAAGCTGAGCTTGCTAACATCCTCAGCACTGAAATTCTTGCTGAAATTAACCGTGAAGTTATCAGAACAATCTATAAGGTTGCTAAGCCTGGTGCTCAAGTAAATACTGCTACCGCAGGAACTTTTGACCTCGACGTTGACTCTAACGGTCGTTGGTCTGTTGAGAAGTTCAAGGGTCTTATTTTCCAAATCGAGCGTGATGCAAACGCAATTGCACAGCAAACTCGTAGAGGAAAGGGCAACACTATCCTTTGCTCTGCTGACGTTGCTTCAGCACTTGCAATGGCTGGTGTTCTCGATTACACCCCAGCTCTCAACGCTAACCTGAACGTTGATGACACTGGTAACACCTTTGCTGGTGTTCTCCAAGGTAAGTATCGCGTTTATATTGATCCATATTCTGCAAACGTTGCTGCTAACCAGTTCTACGTTGTTGGATATAAGGGTTCTAGCCCATATGATGCAGGTATTTTCTACTGCCCATATGTTCCTCTGCAGATGGTTCGTGCAGTTGGAGAGAACACCTTCCAGCCCAAGATCGGATTTAAGACTCGTTATGGTATGGTTGCTAACCCATTCGCTCAGGGTATTGACGCTGGTGTAGGTGCTCTTACCACCAACGCTAACGTTTACTACAGAAGAGTTAAGGTTGCTAACCTTATGTGATTTAAATTCACACACTCATCAGACCCTCCTTTGGGAGGGTCTTTTTTTATCTAAATAGAAATAAAAAAGAATGAAAACTTTTAAGGAATTTTTAAAAGAAGCAATTCCTTTTGGTGCAATAGTATCAACAAGTTCTTATGGTCCAGGATTATATGGAAATCCAACTGCTTCTGGTATAAAATTATCACCCACAACTAGGGGAGTTGCTCATAAAACATTGCCATTGGGAAGCAAAGTAAAAATTACCGATCCTAAAAGCGGCAGATCTGTTGTTGCACCTGTTGTTGATAGGGGTCCATATCACGGAGATCGTAAATTTGACTTAACTACACAAACAACAAAAGATCTTGGATATAAAGATTATAAACAGTTTGGTGTAAGAGATCTTGATGTTACACCAATACCAAAAGAAAAACCAAAACCAAAAATTCCTGATTTAGGAGTTAAAGTGAATATGAATATTCCAAAAATAGTTCCAACTAAGAAAAAATAATGGCGAATTGTAATTTTCCAAATCAAATTGCAAATAGAAATTTTCTTTCTCCTGTAGGATTTAAACTTACCATTGCAAAATATCCTAAGGTTGGATTTTTTTGCAATTCAGCTAGAATTCCAGAGATTTCTTTAACATCTGTTATTCAACCATCATACCTTAAGGATCTTGATGTTCCAGGAACAAAACCAACTTATGGTGATTTGAACATTAGATTTTTAGTTGATGAAAATATGGAAAATTATGTGTCAATACATAATTGGATTACTGGTTTGGGTTTCCCAGAAACAACACAGCAATATAGAGATTTAATTACAGAAAATGGAGTTCAAGATTCAAAAGAAGCATTTAGTGACGGAAGTCTTTACATTTTAAATAGTAATTTCAATACAATATCAATTATAAAATTTAAAGATTTATTTCCCTTTTCTTTATCATCTTTAGAATTTGATGCAACACAAACTGACATTCAATACTTTACAGCAGAGGTAACTTTCAAGTATACTGTATATAATATTCTAGGAACTGATGGAAATCCTTTATGAATCTTTATAAATAATTTTGCTCTAATTGGTTGGCGCTTTTTAGAGATGGGTAGAGAAATCTACCCTATTTTATTATAAATAGTAATGCCAACCAAAATAGAAGCAGATGAAAGACCAAAAAAGGTTCTATACCTACGCATATTTGCGTAAAAACGGTACTCCGTACTATGTTGGAAAAGGTGAGAAATCTAGAGCATATAATAAAAACCATAATAATGTATATGTCCCACCAAAAAATAGAATTTTATTTTTAAAGAAAAATCTTACAGAAGAACAAGCATTCAAACACGAGATCTATATGATTGCTGTTTTTGGTAGAAAAGATTTAGAAACAGGTATTCTTCATAACAGAACTAATGGTGGGGATGGATCTTCTGGAAGAATAGCAACAGAAAATCAAAAAAAGAAACAAAGTGAAAAAATGAAGGGAAGAAATGGTCCTGTAATAAGTGAAGAGGGTAGGAAAAAATTATCCCAAATTATGAGAGGTAATAAAAGAGGAAAACCTCACACACAAGAAACTAAAGATAAAATAAGTAAAGCACATAAAGGAAAAAAACTCACAGAAGAACATAAGAAAAAATTAACTGAATCTCACATAGGTATTAAAAAAGGTACTTGCAGTCAAAAAACCAAAGATAAAATAAGTAGAGCACATAAAGATAAAAAACATTATCCACCCTCACAAAAAGGAACAAAATGGTGGAATAATGGACAAATAAACAAAAGAAATGTAGAATGTCCAGGAGAAGAATGGTGTTTGGGGAAATTATTAAATGTCAATTGATTTGGAAAAACTTCAGGAAATGTGGCAGAAAGATTCTGTCATTGATCCTGATAACTTGCACGATGAATCTTTAAAAATTCCACAACTTCATTCCAAATATTATACCATATACAATACAATCACTCTCCTGAGAGAAAAGGCAAGAGAAACTTATAGTAGGGCCAAATTAGAAAGATACAACTACTACACAGGAAAGGCACCAGCAGAGGTTTATGTTGAAGAACCATTCCCATATAAAGTTAGAGACAAAGAGGCGTTACAGAGGCATCTGGATGCTGATGAGAGACTGAATAAAATAGATCTTAAAATCAGATACTATGACATTATGTTGAAGTTTCTTGAGGAGATTATCAAGACAGTTTCTAATAGAACTTTTCAAATCAAGAACGCAATTGAATGGAACCGTTTCCAAGCAGGGTTTAATTAACAGAAATAAATAATCATAACTGATATGTTATGAATGTCACATTTGATTATTTCAAAGAAGAACGAGGTATTTCTTCAAGTTGAAGCAGATCCACACGTCTACTATGAGTTAAGAGACGCATTTCAATTTGAAGTTCCAAATGCTAAATTTGCACCAGCCTACAAAAATAAGTGGTGGGATGGTTACATTTATTTGTTTAACGTTAATACGAGAGAAATATACGTTGGTCTATTAGATAAACTCATAAGATTCTGTGAGCAGCACGAATACACTTATGAGTTTCGAAACAATAAGTATTATGGTCTTCCTTTTGAGGTAAATGAGCACATCTCAAAGGAAGGTGTGAAAGACTATATGACTTCTATTTGCAAGTACGCTCCCCGTGAGTACCAAGTTGAGGGAGTATACGACGCTTTAAAACATAATCGAAAGTTGTTGATATCTCCAACTGCCTCTGGAAAGTCGTTGATGATATATTCAATTGTGAGATATTACGTTGAGAAAGGACAAAGTATTCTCGTAGTTGTCCCAACGACATCCCTTGTAGAACAGATGTATAAAGATTTTGAAGATTATGGGTTTGATGTGGGATCATACTGCCACAAAATATATGCTGGAAAAGAAAGAGAAACAAACTCTCAGGTAATTATCACTACCTGGCAGTCCATCTACAAACTTCCCCGACAATATTTCTCACGATTTAATGTGGTAGTAGGAGATGAAGCACACCAGTTTAAATCAAAGTCATTAGTATCTATAATGACAAAACTTTCTGACTGCAAATATAGATTTGGATTTACTGGAACTTTAGATGGATCACAAACTCATAAATGGGTTTTAGAGGGATTATTTGGTCCTTCTTATAAGATTATTAAAACTGATGAGTTAATGAAGAAAGGTCATGTTGCTACATTAGACATTAACATTCTTCTATTGAAACACCCACCCAACCGTTTTGAAACATTTGAAGATGAAGTTCAATATATTATTAATCATGAAAAAAGAAATAAATTTATTAAGAATCTTGCTCTCGATTTAAAAGGAAACACTCTAATTCTCTTTGCCCGTGTTGAAGGTCACGGACAACCCTTATACGAATTAATAAATAAAAGTATCAGTGATGATCGCCATGTATTCTTTGTGCATGGTGGTGTTGATACTGAAGATAGAGAAAAAGTACGTGAAATTACTGAAAAAGAAAATAATGCAATTATTGTGGCATCCTATGGAACGTTTAGTACAGGAATTAACATTAAGAATTTACATAATGTTATTTTTGCATCACCTTCGAAATCTAGAATCCGTAATCTCCAGTCAATTGGTAGAGTTTTAAGAAAAGGAAATAATAAGACAAAAGCAACTCTATATGACATTGCCGATGATATCAGCTATAAGTCAAGAAAGAACTATACCCTCAATCACTTAATTGAAAGGATCAAAGTCTATAATGAAGAAAACTTTAATTATGATATTGTAAATATACCGTTTAAAAACTAATGGGAGATGAATTTTACGCAATTATAAAACTAATATCTGGTGAAGAAATTCTATCGTTAGTCTTAATTGATGAGAATGATGGAGATCCAGTCTTAGTGCTTCAAAATCCAGTAACTATGAAATCTTATAGTAATCAACATGGAACTTACCTTAAGGTTAAACCTTGGATAGAATTATCTAATGATGATTTCTTTATTATAAAACTTGATAAGATTATTACTATGACTGAAACTACAGATAAAAGAATGATTGATATTTACAATAACTACATTGAAGATGATGATAGTATTGATGTTTACAATCCTTCAGGTCAAGTAAAACCGTCTCCTAAGATGGGATATCTCTCTTCCGTTGAAGATGCCCGCAAAAGACTTGAAAGAATATTCAAAGGTCTTAAAGAAAGCTAAACTCTCATCTTCAACCAGAACAAAGGTATTCTACACACAATATTATAACTTGTCAAGCCCCCCTATGTTGTGGTATAATAAGCATAACCTATATTATATAAGTCCAATGCTATGCCTAAGAAAAAGACAGAACATTATGTAAACAACAAAGAACTTCTAGAAGCAATGATTGTGTATCGATCCAAGGTCGAAAAGTCATTCAATGAGAAGTTCGATAGAAACCCCACTAAAGAAGATAGAGGCAAGCATTGGGAAGGTAAACCACCCATTCCGAATTATCTTGGAGAGTGTTTTCTGAAGATTGCCACTCACCTTTCATATAAACCAAACTTTGTGAATTATATGTTCCGTGAGGATATGATTTCTGATGGCATTGAAAACTGTGTTCAGTACATTCATAACTTTGATCCAGAAAAGTCTAAGAATCCTTTCGCTTATTTCACTCAGATTATTCACTACGCATTCCTGAGAAGAATTCAAAAGGAAAAGAAGCAACTGGATATTAAGACCAAGATCATTGAACGCACTGGGTTTGATGAGGTTATGGTTGTTGATGATAGCTTGCTTTCTGGGCACAGTTCAGAGTATAATGGGATTAAAGATGCTATTCAATACCGCAACAAATGAAGGTAGCAATTATCACCGATAGTCACTATGGTGCCAAAAAAGGGTCTAAACATCTCCACGATTATTTCGAACTTTTTTACAAGAATGTATTTTTTCCTGCCCTTGAAGAAAATAATGTAGAGGCAGTGATTCATATGGGAGATGCCTTTGATAGTCGGAAGTCGATTGACTATCAAAGTCTTGAATGGGCAAAGAGGGTTGTATTTGACCCTCTTAAAAAGTATGAAGTCCATATGATTATTGGTAATCACGATACTTACTATAAGAATACCAATAGTGTAAATTCTCCAGAACTTCTCCTTCAGACGTATTCTAATATAAAGACTTATAGTGACCCGACTGAAGTTAATATTGGTGGATTAAAGATTTTATTTTTACCATGGATTAATCAAGAAAATGAAACAAAAACTCTTAAAATTATTGAAAAGACGACTAGCAAATGTGCGATGGGGCATCTTGAACTCCAAGGATTTAGAGTTAATCGACAACTCATCATGGAGCATGGTTTGGAGAGCAAACTATTTGAGAAGTTCGATAGGGTCTACTCGGGACACTATCACACTCGATCAAATAACGGAAAAGTTTTCTATCTAGGTAATCCTTATGAGATGTATTGGACTGATGTGAACGATACTCGGGGATTTCATATTTTTGATACGGAAACATTAGAGCATACTCCAATCAACAATCCTTATAAATTATTCTATAACATTTATTATGAGGATACTCCTTACCAACTATTCGACACTACCGAATATGAAAACAAGATTGTCAAAGTAATCGTTCGTAAAAAATCTAAACAAAAAGATTTTGAGAAGTTTATCGACAAACTTTACACGGCAGGAATCCAAGATCTCAAGATTGTAGAAAACTTTGATATTCAGGAAAACGAAGATTTTGAGATTGATGAAGAAGAAAATACAATGTCAATTCTAAATCGTTATATTGACGAAGCAGAGTTTGAATTTGATAAAAACATCATCAAAGGTATTTTTCAAGATCTTTATCGACAAGCTTGCGAGGTAGAGTAAATGTTTCTTCTCACGCTCAAAGATAGAAAAGACGATGGTGCTTATGCTGTCCAAGACCAATATGGACATAAAGTTTTATTTCTCTTTGAAGAAGAAGATGATGCTACTCGATATGCTTTGATGCTTGAAGACCAAGAAGACCAAGAAATGGATGTTGTTGAAGTTGACGACGACCTTGCCATAAAGACTTGTAAATTGTATAATTACAAGTATGCTGTGATCACTCCTGACGATATCGTAATTCCTCCTAAAAATGCTAGTATTTCACAAGATTAGATACAAGAATTTCCTTTCATCGGGGAATCAATTTACTGAGATTGACTTTGAAAAAAATCATACCAATCTAATCATCGGTACAAACGGTGCTGGAAAGTCAACGGTATTGGATGCTCTTACCTTTGCTCTTTTCAATAAACCGTTTCGGAAAATCAATAAACCACAATTAGTCAATACTACAAACGAAAAAGATTGTTTAGTTGAAATTGAATTCTCAACGAATAGTAGAGATTATCTTGTCCGTCGTGGAATTAAACCAAATGTATTTGATATTGAGGTAAATGGCAGTCCTCTGCATAAGGAAGCAGACGACCGTGCCAATCAGAGAATTCTAGAGGAGAACATTCTCAAGGTAAATTATAAGTCTTTTACTCAGATTGTTATTCTGGGTAGTAGTACCTTTGTGCCTTTTATGCAACTTCCAACGGCACATCGTCGGGAAGTTATTGAAGATCTTTTGGATATTCGTATTTTCTCTGCGATGAATAATCTCATCAAGGATAGAATTCGCACACAGAAAGACCAAGTGAAATCTCTTGAGTTGCGTAAGGAGAATTTGAAAGAGAAGATGAAGATGCAGAAAAACTTCATCGAAGAACTTGAGAATCGTGGAAATGCCAATATAAATGCCAATAAAGAAAAGATTGCCAATTTAGACAAAGAAGTTGGCATTTATATGATTGAAAATGCTAAGACTGAAGAGGGTATTGTTCAATATACAAAGGAGCAGGAAGAAGTTGTTGGTGCCAGTGAAAAGTTAGTAAAACTAAACAATCTCAGAGGTAAAATCTCCCAGAAAGTATCTGTCATTACGAAAGAGCATAAGTTTTTCACTGAAAATACGGTGTGCCCTACTTGTACTCAGACAATTGAGGAAGAGTTTCGGTTAAATAGAATTACAGACGCTCAAAATAAAGCAAAGGAACTCAAGAAGGGTTATGAAGACCTGGAAGAGACTATAAAGATAGAACAAGAACGAGAGCGTCAATTCATTGCTCTATCTAAGGAGATTACAAAACTCAACCATGAGATTTCTCAAAACAATACTAGGATTTCCCTCAACCAGAGACAAATCCGAGATCTTGAAACTGAAATTCAAACAATTACCGAGAAACTTAAAAACAGAAATACTGAGCATGAGAAACTAGAAGAATTTAAAGAAAATCTCCAAAAAACATTTGAAGACCTTTCAAAGAAAAAAGAAGAAATCGTTTATTATGATTTTGCCTATTCATTACTCAAGGATGATGGTGTAAAAACGAAGATTATTAAAAAGTATCTTCCTTTCATAAATCAGCAGGTGAATCGTTATCTTCAGATGATGGACTTTTATATCAATTTTGAATTGGATTCTGAATTCAATGAGAATGTTAAATCACCTATTCACGAAGATTTCTCATACTCTTCATTTTCTGAAGGTGAAAAGGCAAGAATTGACCTTGCCCTGTTGTTTGCCTGGCGTGAAGTGGCAAGAGTCAAAAATTCTGTAAATTGTAATATTCTTTTATTTGATGAAGTTTTTGACTCTTCTCTTGATGGATTTGGTGCTGATGAGTTTTTAAAAATTATTAAGTATGTTGTAAAAGACACAAATGTTTTTGTAATTTCTCATAAAACAGACTTACAGGATAAATTTGATAATGTTATTTCATTTGAAAAAATAAAAGGATTTTCTAGAATTAAACCGATATAAATAGTTTAGACTAGAAGTTGGAACAAAATTGAATATAAGTGATAATGAAAGAAAAAGAAGAAGTGATATTATGAAAAAAATAAGAACAGGGACACTTTCTCAACTGGACTCCTTGACTTCTGCAAATATAGATAGTAATCTGTCCCCATCAACACAAGACTAATGAAACTTCCAAATTGGCAACACCACTCTAAAAAGGAGCAGAAGCGGAAACTAAAACCGCAAGCACTCCGACAAGCAAAGGCACGTCGCCAAGCACTCAAGAAGCGCCTCTCTGGAGGTGCTTCTTTTTTTATAAATACCTAAAAAGATTTTTTTAGAAATGAATTTTAAAGAATATAAATCGTTACGAGATGCATATAATATAATTTTGGAACAAAGAATGGGAGTTCCTACTGATAATCCTGATGAAACCCTTCAAAAAATAATAGACAGTAATCCGAAGTATGGTGGGGGAAAAGTAGTTCCTTTAAAACCAACTAAAAGTGCAAATATTCAAAAAGCACATTATGAACCAGAGGGTGAAGTTGTTATTGAAGATGTTTATGATGAAGTTTTTAATTTTCTTTTAAATGAGGGATGTACAGTAGAAGAGTCAAATTACATTATGACTTATGTTGTGGAGCAAGGAATGCATCCGCAAGAAGTTGTTGCTCGTGGTATTGCTAATATTCTTGGTCTTGATAAACCACATCCCACGCAAGTATTTGCACAGGGTTTGAGAAAAATGCTTTATCCCAATAAACCAGTAGAAGTAAAGGCACCAAAACCACCAACACCAAAAGTTACAAAAGTTTCTTCTCCAGCAGCAAAACCAACTACAACTAAACCAAATCCATATAGACCTGGTGCTACACTTAGAGCAACTGGTCCGAATCTTGATAAATTTCCAGAACTTGCAAGATTTGCTGACCAAGGAAGAAAAATTGCAGAACCTGTTGCCAAGACTGCATCTACTATCGCTACTCTAAGAAATCTTACTCCTGCTGGCGCTGCAGCTGCTGTTATGGCACCAAGACCAACTGCTGATGGAACTTTAACTGCTGCAATGAAGCGTGGAGACGTTGCTTTACCTGCACCTAAACTTCCAACCCCTCAAAAAGCGAAAAAACCTACACAAAATACAGTTACAAAAGATACTGTAAAAAAAGTTAAACCAAATCCAGTTATAAAAGATACTTCAAAAACAGTTGCAACAAAAACTAAATCAGTTGATCCTGATATTAAAAGATATCAAGAACTAAGAACTAAGGATCCTGCAAAAGCAAAAGAACTTGGAAATAAGATCTGGTTGAAGAAATATGGATCTCCAACAGAGGGGGATTATGCATAAATAAATAAAAAAAAGTATTCATAAAAATGGACGCAAAAGAAATTCGCAATTTACAAGAAGCATATAATCAGGTTTATCAACTTGATGAAGGTAGAAGAACTAGTTTGAGTGCTCTTTCTCGGGAATCTCAACAGCGTGAAGCGGATAAGAAAAGAGGAAGACCAGAAACTAAGGCTGAAACACATGGCAGATTAATGCTAGGTAAGTTTAGTCCAAGTGCTTCTAAAGAAGAGAGATCCGAAGGTGGTCGTGAAAGACTCAGAGATAGGGGAAAAGTTCCGCAAAAGGGTGGAAAAGATATGTTTGAGCATATTTTGGAGCACCTAGTTGCCGAAGGTTACGCAGACACCAATAAGGCAGCTCTTGCTATTATGGCGAATATGAGTGAAGAGTGGAAGCAGAGTATTGTTGAAGAAGTTCTAGATGAAGCAGAAGGTTCATATGGTGCTACACCGAAGGCATACAGTGCAGCATCAAAAACCAAGATGACTGCAAAGAGAAAGCCTTTTCTTAAGGCAATGAAGAGTAGAACTAATCCTGCTAATAGAACTCCAGATGATTCACCAAGAAAGGGTTTGACTGCTGACGATAGAGAAAGAGCAAGAGCAGGTGCTGCTCATGGTGTAGGTACTCGTCAAGACCACGATTATCCTTCAGAGGGTTCTGGTGGTGTAACCAAGAATCCTAAGAAACTCCGTAAGCAAAAAGCAATGGGTGAGCACGACTAGAAACCACTTTCCAAACTGTCCACTGGGAGGTCGCAAGACCTCCTTTTTTTGTATAATGACTTCATACGCAACAAATCTATGCCCGTCCGCCACGAAATCAAGTCTCAACTCGCCAAACTTCTTGCTACCGAAGACCTTGTAGTTGAGCACAAGAAAGTGGAGACTGCCTGCTTTAACGTTCATACCCGTGTGCTCACGCTTCCTATGTGGGAGAAGGCAAGCAACACTGTGTATGACCTTCTGGTGGGTCACGAGGTCGGTCACGCTCTCTATACGCCTGATGAGGACTGGTTGAAGCAACACAAGATCCCGCCGCAGTTTGTGAATGTGGTTGAGGATGCTCGTATTGAGAAACTGATGAAGCGTCGTTATGCTGGTCTCGCCAAGACCTTCTATAACGGTTATAAGGAACTTGTTGATGATGACTTCTTTCAAATCAAAGATGATAATGTAGAAACTTATAATCTTGCCGACCGTGCAAACCTGTGGTTCAAGGTTGGTAATTATGTAGATATTCCTGTTGAACCTGGTGAAGAGACTGAAATCATCAATCTGATTGCCGATACTGAGACCTTTGCCGATGTTCTGATTGCCGCAGAGGCACTCTATAAGTATTGTAAGCAGAAGCAACAGGAAGAAACCAAGACTTCTCTGGACAATCTTGAGTCGCAGCAGAGTGGTGATGATAATCAACCCGCTTCTGATTTTACTGACCAGGAGCAAGGTGAGAGTGAGCAACCTGAATCTGAAGGTTCTGATGGTGCTGCTACTTCTGATGAAAATTCTCAGCAGCAACAGCAACCTACAAATGAAGGTGGTGAGAATGATGAAGAACCTGAAGTCAAGACGATGGAGTCTCTGGAAGAGGCACTGAAAGAACTTGTAGGTAATGATTCTTCTGAGAATGTTTATCTTGAACTGCCTCAACTTGACTTGGATAAGGTGATTGTTCCTAATTCGGAGATTCATTCCAAGTGTAAAATCAGTTGGGAACTTTTTCTTTCCGAGCGTGAATATAAGCAAGAGGATATCTTTGGTGAAGTTGATAAGCAGTATGTGGAATTCAAGCGTTCTGCTCAGAAGGAAGTCAACTATCTGGTGAAAGAGTTTGAATGTCGCAAGGCAGCAGATTCCTATGCTCGTGCCACAACTTCCCGCACTGGTGTATTGGATTGTTCTAAACTTCATACCTACAAGTATAATGAAGATATCTTCAGGAAGGTTACGACTTTTGCTGATGGTAAAAATCACGGTCTGGTATTTGTTCTGGACTGGTCTGGTTCTATGTCTAATGTGATGCTGGATACGGTCAAGCAACTCTTCAACCTGATTTGGTTCTGTAAGAAAGTTTCAATTCCGTTTGAGGTTTATGCTTTCACCACTGATTATCCTCTGGTGAAATATGGTGAAGATGGTAAGGCAAACATTCGTGAACTTGCCTATAAGAAGAAAGATGGTCTTGTTCAGGTTGGTGAATGGTTCTCTATGATGAATCTTCTCACCAGCAAAGTGAATGTGAACACTCTGGAGGAGCATATGAAGAATATTTTCCGTCTTGCTAAGTCTTTCTGTTACAATTCTCACTGCTATTATTCTGCTCCTCTTGGAATGGGTCTTTCAGGAACTCCCTTAAATGAGGCACTGATTTCTCTTCATCAGATTTTGCCTAAGTTCAAGAAGGAGAACAAACTTCAGAAAGTTCAGTGTGTGGTTCTGACTGATGGTGAGGGATGCCTTGTGAAATATCATCATGAGGTTCAGCGTCGTTGGGAAGATGAACCATATATGGGTACCGCTCACATTGGTTTTAATGCCTTCCTCCGTGACCGTAAGACTGGAATGACTTATTCTTGTGACTCTGAGAAGCAGGAATTTACTGAGGTTCTTCTTCACAATCTGAGGGACAAGTTTACTGATATCAATTTTATTGGTATTCGTGTTCTTGAATCCCGTGATGCCGGTCAATTCATTCGCCGTTATTGTGGATTCTATGGTTCTGAGTATGATAAGGTGATGGGTGCTTGGAAGAAACAGAAGGCATTTACTCTCAAGAACTCTGGGTATCATTCCTATTTTGGTCTGTCTTCTACCACTCTTTCTCAGGATTCTGAGTTTTCTGTTGCTGACGATGCAACAAAGGCGCAAATCAAATCTGCCTTTGTGAAGAGCCTTAAAACTAAAAAAATGAACAAGAAAATTCTGGGTGAGTTTGTGGAATTGGTTGCCTGATAAATACTTCAAAGAGTTATACTAGGTCTAATGAGTAGATTTACCAATTTATTTCAGGAAACTGCACCTGAAGTAGCACCAGTCCCACAAGTAGCACCACAACCAGACAAGGTTGAGAAAGTTTTTGATGAAAAACCAGTAAAAGTAGTCAAGAAGAAAAAGTCCTCCTGAACCACTTTCCAAACCGTCACAAGGGGCACTCGGTTGCCCCTTTTTTGTGTGTATAATAAGTCTGTTGAAACAAACCACCTAACTACATTATGTCTCGCAAATCTTCTGTGAACGACGCTCAATTGATCGAATCTATCAAAGAACTGTACGGTTCTAAAATTACTTCTGGTGACCTGAAAGGTTTCTGTGCTTCTCGTAGTCTCAACTATCAGACCGTGACCCGTCGCTTGGAATCTTTTAAGACCGCTCGTGGGCGTTGGAATCTGGAAGTGACTCAAGAACGTGTTGAAGAGATTGAGCGTTCTTATCAAGCACCTTCTGTTCTCCCTGCAGTTGAGCAAAATCTTATCCCCGAAAAAGATGATACCTTCGTCAAGTTTGGTAACTTTAACGATATTAAAAAAATTATTCAGTCCCGTCTCTTTTACCCTACGTTCATTACGGGTCTTTCGGGTAACGGTAAAACGTTCTCGGTGGAGCAAGCGTGTGCTCAACTTAAGCGTGAACTAATTCGTGTAAACATTACGATTGAAACTGATGAAGATGATCTTATCGGCGGTTTCCGTCTTGTGGATGGTGCTACTGTCTGGCACAATGGTCCAGTCATCGAAGCACTCCAGCGTGGAGCAATCCTGCTCCTTGACGAGATTGACCTTGCCTCCAACAAAATCCTTTGCCTACAATCCGTGCTAGAGGGTAAGGGTGTATTCTTGAAAAAGATTGGTAAGTTTGTAAAACCTGATGAAGGTTTCAACGTGATTGCCACTGCAAACACTAAAGGTAAGGGTTCTGATGACGGTAGGTTCATCGGCACCAACGTGCTCAATGAGGCGTTCCTGGAGCGTTTCCCTGTGACATTTGAGCAGCAGTATCCTGCCCCTGCAACCGAGCAGAAGATCCTTGAAGGCGTTGCTCTGGATCTTGGTGTTGAGGATCGTGATTTCTGCAAGAGTTTGGTTGATTGGAGTGATATTATTCGTAAAACATTTTATGATGGTGGTATTGAAGAAATCATCAGCACCCGCCGTCTGGTTCACATCATCCGTGCCTATAGCATTTTCCAAGATAAGGCAAAGGCAATCCAAGTGTGTGTAAACCGCTTTGATGATGAAACCAAGCAAGCATTCCTCGAATTGTATGATAAAGTGGATGCTGATTTCCAAATGCCAGAAGGCGAACATGTAACTTATAACCTTGACGAGCAGCAAGCAAACTGATAGAATATAAGGAGGTAAAAAGTGCCTCCTCTTTTTATGACTGAAACAACTTTTAATATTACTATGAGTGAAACAACAAATCATCTTTGGAAATATAACGAAGATAAAATCCTCAAAGATGTTGAGGATTATGTAACCAGCACCTATCACGGTCACTATTGTGGTGATGAAGAAGATTATGCTGATATCCAAACAATTGATCTGATGGCAGCAAAGAAACTGGCAGCAGGTTTTTGTCAAGCAAACATCCTAAAGTATGGTTCTCGTTATGGAGACAAGGATGGACGTAATAAGCGTGATTTGATGAAAGTCATTCACTATGCTATGCTATTGCTTCACTTTGACAAACATTATTCCCGCAAAGATAATGGTCTCTCTGAATTTCGTTGATTATGAAACTCCAAGATAAAACTATGAAACTCTCTGATAATACTCTTGCTCTTCTCAAGAACTTTGCTGGCATTAACAATTCCATTCTTGTAAAGCAGGGTAATCGTCTTCGTACCATTTCTGTGGCAAAAAATATACTAGCTGAAGCAGAAATTAGTGAAGAATTTCCTCGTGACTTTGCGATTTATGACCTCAATCAGTTTCTCAATGGTCTGAGTCTTCACCAAGACCCCGACCTTGACTTTACTGAAGAATCGCATCTCAGTATTAAAGAAGGTAAGCGTCGTGTAAAATATTTCTTTGCCGACCCCAATGTGATTATCTCTCCTCCCGATAAGAACATTCAACTTCCTTCACAAGATGTTTGCTTCCAATTGGACAGTACTTCTCTAGAAAAACTGGTCAAGGCAGCAGCAGTGTATCAACTTCCCGACCTCTCTGCTGTTGGTGAGAATGGTGTCATCAAACTAGTGGTTCGTGATAAGAAGAATGATACTTCTAATGAGTATGCCATCGTTGTTGGTGAAACTGATTCTGAATTTACCTTCAACTTCAAGGTAGAAAACATCAAGATTATTCCTGGTTCTTACGACGTGGTTGTGTCAGAAAAACTACTGTCACGATTCCAATCTAAGAACCACGATTTGTGCTATTGGATTGCATTAGAACCAGATAGTCAATTTGGATAATTTCCAAAGTATTCTATTATATAATTGAATTAAACTTTAATTTTTTTATTATGAACATTTTTGTGACAAATCAATTTCCGGCAGAAAGTGCAATAGTACTTCCGGACAAATTAATAGTGAAGATGCCAGTTGAAACGTGCCAAATGCTCTCTATCGTGGCATCAGAGAAGTGGGGACACGGGTACGGCACTCTCCCTAAGGCAGATGGGACCCCCTACAAGACAGACAAAGGAGCATTCCGCAATCATCCCTGCACCAAGTGGGCAATGGAGAGTATCCATAATGCCTACTGGTTAATCAAGTGGGGATTAAACTTGTCCGATGAATACTGCCTGAGGTATAATAAAACTCACTCCTGTTATAAAACTCTTGTGGATGCATACTATTTGTTTCCCAAGGGTAAGATTACAGAAGTGACTCCATTTGCTCGTGCTATGCCCGAGGAGTGGAAGTTTGACAAAACTATTGACACATTTGAAGCATACAAAAGGTACATTGCATCCAAACCTTGGGTGTCTGATAACTATCTTCGTATGCCACAACGCAAACCAGAATGGGTAAATTAAATTATGGCAAGTGAATTTCTTCTCACGGAAAAATACCGTCCTCAAGTAATTGACGATTGTATTCTTCCTGATGAAACTAAAAAAACATTTAAGGAGTTTGTGGAGAAGGGGGAGATTCCAAACCTTCTTCTTGCTGGACCTCCTGGTATTGGTAAAACTACAATTGCAAAGGCACTATGTAACGAATTAGGAGCAGATTATTATGTCATCAACGGATCCGACGAAGGACGTTTCTTGGATACTGTACGGAACCAAGCGAAGAACTTCGCTTCGACCGTCTCACTTACGGGATCTTCTAAACACAAAGTCATCATCATCGATGAGGCAGATAACACAGGCAACGACGTTCAACTCCTACTACGGGCGAATATTGAGGCATTTTATAACAACTGCCGATTCATCTTCACCTGCAACTACAAGAACAAGATCATCGAACCCCTCCACTCACGATGTGCCGTCATCGACTTCACAATTAAGGGAAAGCAAAAAGCACAACTTGCAGGAAGTTTCTTCAAACGACTCCAGCAAATCTTGGATGCGGAAAAGATTGAGTATGATCAAAAAGTCGTTGCGGAACTGGTATCAAAACATTTCCCTGATTTCCGAAGAGTTCTAAACGAAATTCAGAGGTATTCTACGGGTGGTAAAATTGACTCTGGTATCCTTGCAACTTTCTCTGATGTATCTGTAAATGAACTTATCAAAAACCTTAGGGAAAAGAACTTTTCTGAAGTCCGTAAGTGGGTGGTATCTAATCTTGATAATGATGTCACTGTACTTCTGCGTCGTATTTACGATGCTCTTTATAATGCCCTTGAAAACAATAGCATTCCTGCTGCTGTGCTTGTTCTTGCTAAGTATCAGTATCAGTCAGCATTTGTAGCAGATCAAGAAATCAATATACTTGCCTGTTTAACTGAAATTATGTGTGAGTGTGAATTTCAATGAATCCATATAAAATCAACAAGGCGTTACTGGTAGAGTATCCAGTCAAAACAACACCACAGAATGTGAAAGAGGCAAATGAAGGTCTCTTTCGTGCTAAAATGACTCTTCCTGCTGCCGCAAAGCATTGTGGTATGACGCAGAAAGAAATGAAACTCACTTTTAGAGAATATTTGAAGTATCATCCTATTAATTATGATCAATCCTGAACTATTTGACTTTCCTTCTATTTTTGGTGTAATAAAATCTACTGAAGGACTTAAAAGAAATCAAACTCGCCCTTTGCGAGCAGAAGTACAGGAAATTGCCATTGCCAAGTATAGTGGGGGGCAATTGAAATATATTGGAGATAAAGAAAATGGTAAAGATTTTTATGGTTTAACTGATAATCTTTTTTATGAGTCGAAAGGAATGGATGGATTGTTTCAAAAAACTGTCCCATATACAAAAGAAATTACACTAAAAAATTTTCAAGGTAAGAATTTAGGTCTTCCTCAAAAAACTTTTGATTATATGTTTCTTTGGGATACTAAAAATTATACAGTTGGAATTTGTAGTTGGGATGCTTGTATGAAGCATACTGTAATGAAGGATGCAACCGTTTCTTTTAGAGTTGACTATTCTGATATTACTTTCTTGGCAAAAGATGTTATTCCTACAGAGAAGCAAGATTTTTCTGTTAGACTTTATGAATTGATTGAGGAATTGGTATGAGCACAAAGTCCCTGAAAACCTGTTTAAGATATCCTGGTGGCAAGAGTAGAGCGGTTACTAAAATGGACCCCTACTTTCCAGATCTTCGCAACTATGATGAATTCCGTGAACCATTTATTGGTGGAGGAAGTGTTGCGATTTATATCACTAAGAAGTATCCATCGTTAAATATTTGGGTAAATGATTTATACGAACCACTGGTAAATTTCTGGCAACAACTCCAGATGTTTGGTACTGATTTTAAAGATAAACTGGTAGAATTAAAGACAGCAAACAATACTCCCGATTTGGCAAAAGAATTGTTTCTCAAGTCAAAGGAGCATATCAATGACAAAAATTTGCCAAGCATTGATCGTGCTGTGGCTTTCTATATTGTCAATAAGTGTTCTTTCAGTGGTCTCACAGAGAGTTCTTCATTTTCGCAACAGGCATCCGTCTCCAACTTCTCAATGCGTGGGATTGAAAAGTTGCCTGAATATTCTGCGTTAATTAAAAATTGGCGTATAACTAATTATTCCTACGACTATTTGTTGGATGGAAATATGGGTGCCTTTGTGTATCTCGATCCTCCTTATGATATTAAGGATAATCTCTATGGGAACAAGGGATCAATGCACAAAGGATTTGATCACGATAAGTTTGCTGCTGATTGCGATTCTAACGATATGGATCAGTTAGTGAGTTATAATTCTGATCAACTTGTAAAGGATCGGTTTAAGAACTGGAATGCTGCTGAGTTTGATCTGACTTATACAATGCGTTCCGTTGGTGAATATATGCGTGAGCAAAAACAACGTAAAGAACTACTGCTTTTTAATTATGGAATTGAAGGACTGGTTAAACTCGATCAATCAGACGAAGCAACATCTGATTGACGAAGATCCTTCACTTGAGAAGGAATATGCACCTTACATTATCAATCGTTGCCTCTCTGGGCACATTGATTGTATTATGTTTGCGAATGAAATGAATCAATATCATTTCCTCCCAAAAAAGATGCAATATGACTTTTTTATAAATAGTCTGAGGAAAAAGAAGAGATATTCTCCCTGGCTCCGTCAAGATAAAATCAAAGACCTTGATTATGTCAAACGTTATTATGGTTATAGTAATGAAAAGGCAAAACAAGCTTTGAGGATTCTTACAAAAGAACAACTTAATTTTATAAAATCGAAATTTGAAACTGGAGGAACAAAATGAGTGTCGTTCAAGAACCTGAAGTGAAGTGGACGCCCGATCAAATGGTGGAAGTGATTCTCAACGAACCCGACGATTTTTTGAAGGTTCGTGAGACTTTGACCCGTATCGGAGTTGCTTCAAGAAAGGAAAAGAAAATCTATCAGTCTTGCCATATTCTGCACAAGCAAGGTAGGTATTATCTCGTTCACTTTAAGGAACTGTTTGCTCTAGATGGCAAACACGCAAACCTGACCGTGAATGATGTTCAGCGTCGTAATCGTATTGCCCAACTTCTTGCAGACTGGGGTCTGATTGAGATTGTGGATGTTAAAAAAATTCAAGACATCGCTCCTCTGAATCAAATTAAAGTTCTTGCTTATAAAGATAAGGGTGATTGGATTCTTGAAAGTAAATATAATATTGGATCTAAGAAAAAAAGAGTAGAGGATGCCGAATGATAAAGAGCGGGTTTTACACCCGCTTTTTTTTGTAAGAAGTATTATAATTATATACGGATGCCCTAAGGGTCCACAAAAAATAACTCGCTTTTAAAGGAGATACCATAATGACTAACCTTGCAACATCACGGTTTACTGCGTCTGATCTTCCTGCACTGATGGAACGAATCACCCGCAATAGCATTGGAATGGATGAATATTTTGATCGTCTATTCAATCTTCACGAAACTACAACAAATTATCCACCATATAATCTTATTCAAATAAATAATGTTGAATCCCATCTGGAACTTGCACTTGCAGGATTCAAAAAAGGAGAAGTAAATGTATACACAGAGTATGGAAAACTTTTTGTCGAAGGACAAAAAGCAGATACCGAATCGGATAGGACGTTTATCCACAAGGGAGTGGCTAGCAGAAGTTTTAAACGAGCGTGGACTTTATCCGACGACACAGAAGTCAGGGAGGTTGTATTCGAAGACGGACTTTTACGGATCGTACTTGGGAAAATAGTTCCAGAGCATCATGCTCGTAAGGATTATCTCTAAATAATAATACCTAATTTGACCGCAATCTATCAGAAAGAATTGTCTATATAGTTTGTATCGTCGGCGCAGACGGGGAGGTAACTGGCACAATCCAGTTGACACCTCCTCTTTTTTTGGGTATAATGAGTTGAAGGAGAAACTAAAAAATGTCAATTAAACTTGCACTATTAAAATCTGGAGAAACAGTTCTTTCTAATATAAAGGAACTAATTTCAGAAGAAAAAGTTTGTGGATATATCTTTGAAAACCCATACAGAGTATTAACTGAAAAAGGCATTCTTCTATCTGAAGAACCAGAATATGATGGAAAAGTAGAGGTTTCGTTAACCCCTTGGATTCTCCTTACAGAAGACAAGCAAATGTTAGTAACAATGGATTGGGTTATAACTTTAGTAGACCCAATTAGTTCTCTTAAACAAATGTATGAGGAAAAAATAAATGGACAAAGCAATCAAATGTCTATTATTGAAAGTTAATAATGTAATTGTTACTGAGATTATTGAAATTGGATCAGAACTTGGAGAACCAGACTGCAAACTGATTAATCCATTCAAAATCGATGTTGAAGGAAATCTAACTCCTTGGCCAGATGTTACTGATCAAAGAGAAATGATGATTCATTCTGATAGTATACTTACTATCGTAGATCCTAAAGAAGAAATTATTGAAAAGTATTTTGAATTAACTGCCTGATGTCTCAAAGATTTTACACAAATGTGCAAATGGTCGGGGACCACTTCTTGGTTCGTGGTTATGAAAATGGAAATCATTTCATGACTCGTGAGAAGTTTGACCCGACTCTTTTTGTTCCCTCTAATAAAAAAACCAAATATCAAACTCTAGAAGGTGAATATGTTGAAGCAGTTCAACCAGGGTGTGTTAGAGACTGTCGTGAATTCATTAAAAGGTATGAGGGTGTAGAAAACTTTAAAATCTATGGAAACACTGGGTATATTTACCAATATATTTCAGAAAACTATCCTGAAGAAGAAATTAAATTTGACACTAGTAAGGTTAAAATTTCGACTTTGGACATTGAGGTTGCATCAGAAAATGGATTCCCTGATGTAGAATCTGCATCAGAGGAAGTATTGTTGATTACTATTCAGGATTATTCTACAAAACAAATTCGCACTTGGGGTAAAGGACCATTCACAAATAAACAGAATAATGTCATATACAAAGGATTCCGGACAGAGCGTGAATTACTTGATGACTTTATTAACTGGTGGATGATTGAAACAAATACTCCAGAAGTTGTGACTGGATGGAATAGTGAACTTTACGATATTCCATATCTTGTACGTAGGATTGATAGAATTCTTGGTGAAAAGTTGATGAAGCGGTTGTCTCCTTGGGGTCTTGTGACTGAAAGGGAAACATATATTGCTGGGCGCAAACATATTTCATATGATGTGGGCGGAATTACTCAACTCGATTATCTTAATCTCTACAAGAAATTTACCTATAAAGCACAAGAATCTTATCGACTTGATTACATCGCAAGTGTAGAGTTAGGACAGAAAAAACTAGACCACTCTGAGTTTGATACCTTTAAAGACTTCTACACAAGGGGTTGGCAAAAGTTTGTAGAATATAACATCATTGACGTGGAACTTGTTGACCGTTTGGAAGACAAGATGAAACTAATTGAGTTGGCAATTACGATGGCATATGATGCTAAGGTAAACTATGTTGATGTATTTTCTCAGGTTAGAATGTGGGATACTATTATTTACAATTATCTCAAAAAGAGAAACATTGTAATTCCTCCCAAAGAAAAGTCTGAAAAGGATTCAAAATATGCGGGTGCTTATGTTAAAGAACCTGTTCCTGGAATGTATGATTGGGTTGTCAACTTTGACTTAAACTCTCTGTATCCTCATTTGATTATGCAGTTTAATGTAAGTCCAGAAACTCTTGTCGAAGAAAAACATCCAACGGTAACTGTTGATAAAATTCTCAATCAGGAAATTACATTTGAACTTTACAAAGATTATTCTGTCTGTGCCAATGGGGCAATGTTTCGTAAGGATGTGCGTGGATTTCTTCCAGAATTGATGGATAAGATCTATAAAGATCGTACAATTTACAAAAAGAAAATGCTTGCTGCTAAGCAAGAATATGAAAAGAAAAAAACTAAGGAATTAGAAAAAGAGATTGCCAGATGTAATAATATTCAGATGGCAAGAAAGATTCAACTTAACTCTGCTTATGGTGCCATTGGTAATCAGTATTTTCGTTATTACAAATTAGCAAATGCTGAAGCAATTACACTTTCAGGACAGGTTGCAATTCGCTGGATTGAAAATAAACTCAATCAATATCTTAACAAAATTCTAAAAACGGATGGTAAAGATTATGTTATTGCTTCAGATACTGATTCTGTTTATCTTAATATGGGCCCTTTGGTTGAATGTATATACAAAGGAAGAGAGAAAACTACTGAAGGCATTGTTTCGTTCCTTGATAAGGTCTGTAAGGTGGAACTTGAAAAGTATATTGAAGGTTGCTACAAAGAATTGGCTGAGTATGTGAATGCCTATGATCAAAAGATGCAAATGAAGCGTGAGAACATTGCTGAGCGTGGAATTTGGACCGCAAAGAAACGATACATTCTTAATGTGTGGGACAGTGAGGGTGTTCGATATGAAGAACCTAAACTGAAAATGATGGGTATTGAAGCAGTTAAATCTTCTACTCCAGCACCTTGCCGCCAAATGATTAAAGATGGTTTGAAGTTGATGATGAGTAGCACTGAAGAAGATGTGATTAACTTCATCGATAAATGTCGGAAAGAATTCAAAAAACTTCCACCAGAGCAAATTGCTTTCCCAAGAACTGCTTCTGATGTGCGTAAGTATCAATCATCCTCTACAATCTATGCTCATAAAACTCCGATTCATATTCGTGGAGCACTTCTTTTTAATCATTATATAAAGGAGAAAAAACTCACTAATAAGTATTCTTTGATTGGTAATGGTGAAAAAATTAAGTTTATATACTTGAAAAAACCAAATATCATTCAAGAGAATATTATCTCATTCATTCAAGATTTTCCAAAAGAACTTGGTCTTGACAAATACATTGACTATGAATTACAATTTGAAAAGAGTTTCGTGGAACCTTTGAAATCTATTCTTGATGCCATTGGATGGAAAACTCACCATACTGTAAACCTTGAATCATTTTTTTCATAATGGATTTGCCTATTAATGATGAAGAACTGAAAACAATTGTCAATGCCATGTATTTGGGAGGAGATACTGCACTTTATCAAAAACTTAAGCTTGTAAAAGAACTTAGGGAAAAAAATTTACCCTATAAAAAAATTCTCCGTGAAGAATATGGGATGGTGGCATGATAAAACTTCCTATAAATGATCAAGAATTGGAATCAATTATTTTATTATTAAAGAATTCTAATCCTAGTTTACACGCCAAACTTTGGGCATATAAATTAAATTACTTGAATAAGGAAAAAAATAATGGACTTTCTTAAAGATATTGTAAAAGAAATTGGTGATGACTATACTAAAATAGCATCGGATATTGATGAGACTGAGAGTTATGTTGACACAGGTTCGTACATTCTTAATGCACTGGTTTCAGGTAGTGTATTTGGCGGTGTATCTGGGAATAAGATTACTGCTATTGCTGGAGAGTCTTCTACTGGAAAGACTTTTTTCTCTCTCGCCGTGGTTAAGAACTTTCTTGATTCTAATCCCAATGGTTACTGTCTCTACTTTGACACTGAGGCTGCTATCACTAAATCTCTTCTAGAAAGTCGTGGTGTTGATACATCTCGTTTAGTTGTTGTTAATGTAGTTACTGTTGAAGAGTTTCGTGGTAAGGCACTAAAAGCAGTTGATTTGTATATGAAGAAACCTGAAGGAGAACGCAATCCTTGTATGTTTGTGTTAGATTCTCTAGGAATGCTTTCTACAAGTAAGGAGATTAATGATGCTTTGAATGATAAAGAAGTTAGGGATATGACTAAATCTCAATTGATTAAGGGTGCTTTCCGTATGCTTACTCTTAAGTTGGGTCAAGCAAATATTCCAATGATTGTGACAAATCATACTTATGATGTTATTGGTGCTTATGTACCCACAAAAGAAATGGGTGGTGGTAGTGGACTCAAGTATGCTGCTTCTACAATCATTCACCTTTCAAAGAAAAAGGAAAAGGACGGCACTGAAATTGTTGGAAATATTATTAAAGCAAAGACTGCCAAGTCTCGTTTGAGTAAAGAAAACCAAGATGTGGAAATTCGTCTTTTCTATGATGAAAGAGGACTTGATCGGTATTATGGTCTTCTTGAACTTGGTGAAGAGGCAGGAATGTGGAAGAATGTCGCTGGTCGATATGAAATCAATGGGAAGAAAATTTACGGTAAGGAAATTCTCAAAAACCCAGAGCAGTATTTTACGGAAGAAGTAATGCAGCAACTTGATGCTGCCGCAAAACAACAATTCTCTTATGGAACGAATTGAGACTACAATTCTCAGAAACTTAATATACAATGAAGATTATTCCCGCAAAGTCATTCCTTTCATTCAACCAGATTATTTTGAGAGCAAATCCGAGAAGGTCATTTTTGAGGAGATTGTTCAATTCATTGTCAAATATGGTTCAGCAATCACCATCGAAGCACTCAATATTGAGGTAGAAAATCGCACAGATTTAACTGAAGAGCAAGTAAAAGAAGTCAGAGAAATCAATAAGTCTCTGGATGATTCGCCTATAGAAAAGCAATGGTTACTTGATACGACTGAAAAGTGGTGTAGAGATCGTGCTATCTATTTGGCACTTATGGAATCAATCCATATTGCAGACGGCAATAATGAAAATAAGAATCGTGATGCGATTCCTAGTATTCTATCTGATGCTCTTTCTGTAAGTTTTGATAATAATATTGGTCACGATTACTTACAAAATTATGAAGAGCGTTATGAGTTTTATCACAGAAAAGAAGATAAGATAGAATTTGATCTGGAATATTTCAACAAAATCACTAAAGGTGGTCTCCCTAGCAAGACTCTCAATATCGCTCTTGCTGGTACGGGTGTTGGAAAAAGTCTCTTTATGTGCCATGTTGCTTCTTCAGTCTTACTGCAAGGCAGGAACGTTCTCTACATCACTCTTGAAATGGCGGAAGAGCGAATTGCAGAAAGAATTGATGCAAATCTTCTCAATATCCCAATTCAGCAACTGGTTGATCTTCCACGATCAACGTTTGAGAACAAAGTAAATAATATTGCAAAGAAGACACAAGGTTCTTTGGTCATCAAAGAATATCCAACTGCTTCTGCACATTCAGGACACTTTAAGGCACTTCTTAATGAACTTTCTCTCAAGAAGTCATTTAGACCTGATATTATTTTCATTGATTACCTTAATATATGTGCTTCCAGTAGGTATAAGTCAAACCTTTCCGTGAATTCTTATTCTTATATCAAGGCAATTGCCGAAGAACTTCGTGGTTTGGCAGTAGAATTCAATGTGCCTATTGTTAGTGCGACACAAACTACAAGAAGTGGTTTTGGGTCTTCTGATGTGGAATTGACTGATACTTCCGAATCATTTGGTTTGCCTGCTACTGCCGACCTTATGTTTGCTCTGATTAGCACGGAAGAGTTAGAGCAACTTGGTCAAATTATGGTAAAGCAATTGAAAAACCGTTATAATGACCCAACAATTTACAAGAGATTTATTGTTGGGATTGACCGTGCTAAAATGCGTCTTTATGATTGTGAGCAGACTGCCCAGAATGACATACTTGACAGTGGGCAGGATGATGAGTATAATGATAATGAAGACAAAAAACCCAAAAAGTCGTTTGAAGGATTTAAATTTTAATGGAAACTGCAAAACACGTTAATTTTGATAAGTATGCCGAGTTTGTGGATGCCGTAACTTCTGATGCATCCAAAGACTTTCTTGCTCTTTCTGATCGTTTGGTTGCTCTTGATGAAAAGGGTGCAAACATTGAACGTCTTCTGACTGCCGCTGTTGGTATCAATGCCGAAGGTGGTGAGTTTATGGAAATTGTTAAGAAAATGGTATTTCAAGGAAAACCTTATAATGAAGATAATCGTGAGCACCTGATCATTGAATTAGGAGATATTATGTGGTATGTTGCTCAAGCATGTATGGCACTTGATGTAACTCTGGATGATGTCGTTGCTCGTAACGTTCAAAAACTCTTGAAGCGTTATCCTGAAGGTGCTTTTGATGTTTACTTCTCCGAAAACCGTGCTGCTGATGACCGATGACTAAAGAAAAACAAGTAACAATAAAAATGGATGCTCGCTGTGCCGCAGCAGTGCGTCAAATTCTTTTCGAATCGCAGAAAGGATACACTTATGATGAAGTGAGTGTGCCTCCTCGTATTACTGATATTCGAAATGTAATTCAAGATATCGATGATAACATCGCTACAGTATTTGGAGTCTAAATATTAAACCCTTCGGGGGTTTTTGGGGCATAGCTCAATTGGTAGAGCACTTGATTTGCATTCAAGAGGTTTCGAGTTCGAGACTCGATGCTTCCATTCTAAATAAAAATAAAAAATGGCTTCTCTATCAATATCTGAACTTGCGAAGAGGAATAATTTTAATATTTTTATATCTAGAATTCGTAATGGTAAAGAATTTAAGATAGACAATGGTAACGGGCAAGGTGTTAAATTAAATAAAAATATTTTAAAAGATTTAACTTCTATATCGAATTTTAATAAATTTAAACAGGGGCAGTCGATAATTTTATTGACCGAAAATGGGCAAAATATAAGATTGACTGAATTGTATAAAGACTCTGAGTTTTCCGGAAGGACGCAAGCAACTACTGCAAAAGAAGATGCTGAAGTTATAAGAATAAATGAGAAATTAAAAAAAATAATGGATAAGTTGGGTAAAGATTTTATACCATTAAAAGTGGGAAAAAATACATATCAAACTGGTCTTTGTGAGAGTACGCCAGGAACCCCAAAATGTGATTTTCATTTTTTGGGTATGGGAGGTTATGTTGGTCACGTTTCTCATAAAGCTGGACAAGGTCCACGAGGATTTCAGCAATGGTCTGGAACTTCTCAAAGAGTAGAGCCTACAATATATGAACATCCAGAAACTCAAGCATTTATAAACACTCTAAGGGATATGTTTCCTAATGGTATGCCACCAACAACAACAGTTGGGAGAAAAATTCAAGATGAAAATCTAAAAAAACTAGCAGTTTATGGTAAGGACTATGGTGGTCCTTATAGTGAAAACAATGTAGATGTCACTATGCAAGGAATTTTAGATATACAGTCAAGGGGGACATATTATGAATTAACTTCTTCTGGACACAAACTCTATAATGGTGATAGGATAACTGGATCTTATGAACCTATTTTTTTAGCAGTATATAAAGGAGATAGGAGTGATCATGGAATAAAGGGTGCTAGGATTACAATCAATCCTATTGGAGGAAGAACTGTCTCAAGATTTGTTTAGAATAAATACATTATATAAGAGCATTAAGCGAAATAATTTAAAGTAAATAATGAAAAGTTTTTTCCAATTCCTAACAGAAGCGTCTGCATCCCAACAAGCACAGCGTCTTGGACTCGTTGGTGATGGGCACGGTGGTTGGTATGATCGTCAAGGTGAGTTTGTTGCTAAAACGGAAGGTGGGAAATTAAAGTTTTACAATAAGCGTCAAAGAGTTGGTGCAAAAGATCCAAAGCAGACTGAAAAGGAAAAAACTATCGCTTCTCCTGGATATAATGATCCAGAGTTAAAACAGCAAGCGACACAACAACAGGCACCTGCACCAGAGCAGCAAGCAGCAGCACAAGAACCTCCTCAACAAGTAGGACCTCCACCTGTTGAAAAAACTAAAGGCACATTGACTATTGCTTTTGGTAGATTTAATCCACCTACAATTGGACACCAGCAACTGATGGATGTTGCTGCACAATCAGCATCACAAGATGAGGATGGTCAATATTTAATATTCCCATCAAGAAGTCAAGATAAGAAAAAGAATCCATTAGACCCTGATACTAAGATTGCATATATGCAGAGGTTTTATCCCTCTCACTCTGGTAATATTGTAAATGATCCTAATACTAAAACCATCTTTGATGTCTTAAGAATGGCACACAATGATGGATATACAAATGTAAGAATTATTGGCGGTGCTGACAGAGTTAAAGAGTTTGAAAAACTTTCTAACAACTATAATGGAAAGTTGTATCAGTTTGATAATATTGAAGTAGTTTCTGCAGGAGACAGAGACCCTGATGCGACTGGCGTAGAAGGAATGTCTGCTTCAAGAATGAGGCTTGCTGCAGCAGAGAATGACTTTAAAACTTTTAGATCTGGTCTTCCTCCAGAAGTAAAACGTTCAGAAGCAAAAGAATTATTTGATATTCTTCGTGGTTCGATGAGTATTAAAGAAGGTTGGAATTTATGGGAAATTGCTCCCAAATTTGATTATCAAAATCTTCGAGAAAATTATCTTGCAGAATCAATTTTTAGAATTGGTGAAAAAGTTGAAAATTTAAATACCGGATTGGTTGGTAATATTATTCGTAGAGGAACAAATTATCTTATATGTGTAACTGAGTCTGGGCAAATGTTTAAATCTTGGATTAAAGATTTGAGAGAATATAGTGAAGTTAGAATGGATAGAAGAATGCGAGATGCTATTCATCCAAATACTTTAGTGGGAACTTTAGGGGCATTTAAACATTTTTCAGACATGACTCCTGGAGCAATTGGTGTTGGTAGTAAAAATCTTCAACCAGGCGCTATAGCGTATGGTATAAAATTCATAAATAAGTATAGAAAAAAGAGTAAAAAGTAAATTTTCTCATGAAAAAACATATTGCTGAGGAACTTCCTGCAAGAAAGTTCCCACAAGCTGCAGATGCTTCTAAAGGTGGAAAACTTGGTCATGAAGAAGGTGGGAAGTCTCCCGAAAAAAGAGTAAAGCAAGCAATTTATGACATTCGTTATAGGGCAAGAAGAGAAGAAATCCCTCTTCGCCAAGCGTATTCTCAATATATGCAAAACAGTAGTATGAGTGGACAGGAAAAAACAATGGTAAAGGCAAAACTTTTTGGTAAGGGTGGAATGCAAGCGGAAGATTTTAATATTGGAGATTTTGCTTCTGATAATTTAGCAAATGCATTATATAAAGTTTTTGTAGAAAATATTAAGGTTGAAGAACCAATCCGTCTAACTTATATGGAAAAGTTAGAAACTGCAGAGCATAGAAAGTATAAAGTTAAGGTCGTTGATAAGAGTGGTAGATCATATGTAAGATATGCAACCCGTGATAAAATTAGCTCTCTTCGTGCAAATCCAAACATTGAGTCTGTTGAAATGACTGGATATGGCGAACCTTATGAAGGTGAAAAAAACAAGGGTGAAATGACTGCAAGAGCAAAGGCAGGAAAATCATTAGACCCAGTAGGAAAAGAAGATAAGGATATTGATAATGATGGTGATCATGATAAAACTGATAAGTATCTATTAAATCGTAGAAAGGTTCGTGGTTCTGAAATTGCAAAAAGAAAAGGATTAGGTGAGGAATTTATTGGTGAGGTCAAAACGGAGGATTCAAATAATTCTCAAATTAAACCTATGAAGGGAAAAAATAAAATAGTTATTGCTCCCGAAATTCCTGGTAGTGGAAGTTCAAAAAGATATCCAGGTCTTCAGGTAGCACATACTGAATTGGAAGGTAAAGTTATTGTTGAAAAGGCGGTAAGTAAGGCTCAGCAACGTTTTATGGGAATGGTTTATGCTGCTAAGAAAGGTGAAGATCCAGCATCTCCTGAGGTGGCAGCAGCTGCAAAGGGTATAACTAAAAAAGAAGCAAAGAAATTTGCTAAAACAAAGCACAAAGGTCTTCCTGAAAATGTGGGAGAGGCAGCAGAATGTGGTTGTGATGATAAAGGTAGTGATAAAGAAAATGAAAGAGACACTCGTGGCGATTATGCTAAAATAAATTTAGTGAAGAATAAATTAAGGGCAATGGGTGCTAAAAATCCTATTGTTATGGCATCTTCTTATGAACCAGATGGCGACCAACTTGACGAGTTAAATCGTCTTGAAAGGGAGCAGGGTAAAGAAAGTGGTGGAAGTTCGGATTTAGCATATCGTGCAGTAAAGAAAACCATTCGTGGAATGCAAGGTAAACCAGAAGGGCAGCGTAAAAAAGTTCCTGGCAAAAAACCACCCACTGCTGGTGAATATGGTGGACCAAGATCCCCTGCTCAAAAAGTTGCTGCTCGACGTGCTGCTGCTCAAAGATCGCAGGATATGCAAAGTTCAAGGTTTGACTGACACTAAATATCCCAGGATACTCTTCACACGGAGGACATCATGGGAGCAGTAGTAACAGTTGTAAAGCCAATTCTTCTACATATTGCTACACATCCAGCAGTTAAGAATCTTGTTATTTCTCTTCTTGAGAAGTATGTAGATTCTACAGATAACAGTATTGATAATGAAATTCTTAAGGTTGTTAAAGAACTTCTCTTTAAACCACAAGTATGATTACGTGTTTTGCAACTAACTGGGGAGTAACCATTGCTCTTGGTCTATTACTAACTGCATCTGAGTGGTTAGCAAAAACAAAAAGATTTGAAGAGAATGGATTGCTTGACCTCATTACACATTTTCTAAAAATTGTGTTACGAAAGGAGACTAAAAAGTAAAGGTCTCTTTTTTTTATAAATATCTCTAGAAAAGAATTTATAGGTAAGGGAACATGGCTCTTTGGGGCAATAACGATTCGGTTTATTCAATGGGATTAGTTTCCGTTAATCTGGGAACTAAGACAGTAACTGCCGATCCAGGTCCAATTTCTGCAAATTTTACCAGTGCTGGAATTAAAACTGGAGATATTATAACTGTAGGAACTGGTGGAACTTACGGTCAGGCTGTTATTACTGGATTCACATCTACTACAATTTCAATTGCTAGTACTGAAACATTTGTTGCAATCTCTACCATTCCTGCAGCAGTATATAATATCAATCAACAACCAATTTACACTTTATTTGATAGTACTTTTAATAATAGAAATGATGTTAGTTCATCATTTGCTAATTTGGGAGTAACTGGAACTGCTACCACTAATGCTGGTATTGGTACTAATATTATTCCAGTTGTTATTGGAACTAAAGATGTAATTGTAGGAGATGCAATTGTAAATGGTGGAAGCAATCTTGTTATTTCGACAATTGGTGCAACTACCGTAAGTCTTGCCTCAACAATTTCTGTCGGTATTGCTACTGGAGATACTGTTCAATTTACAAGAAGGACAGATGGGTATTTTAGAGATGTTTTTGGTGTAGACCAAATTGAAGTTGGTGTTGCTAGAACAACTAAATATGCTGTCGCTCACAGTGGATGGGTAGGAATTATGACTTATATTGATACTCATGGAAATCTGAGAGTAAAGAGTGAAGTATTGGTTGCCGGTGGAATTTCAACAACAACCGATGCTAGTGACGACGCAAGATTCCCAGATAGCTGATAATATGATATGAGATTTGATGAGTTGAATGAAGATAACTATTTGTTATTTGCTATAAAATTCTATGATAATCCTCAAGCATTGACAATGGATGACTTTGAGGTTGATTTGAAAAGAATTCGTTATGTTAAAAAATTATTAAAAAGATATAAAAATACAGGTGAACTGAAAACCCATTTAATTTTAAATCATTTAATTATACTCTTTAATGTTTTTAATGATGCCACAGTTCCTTTACTTTTTTACAATCTTGAAAAGGATTTGTGGCCATCTGTAAAAAGTTTTTTAATATTTTTAAATCGTCTTCCAGAATATCCAAAAACTCAAATTCATGATATTTTGGAAGATAAACAATGCCTAATGCAGTTGCAATCAATTTAATGGATAAATTAGATAAATTAATTCAACTTATTCGGAATTTGAAAGAAGAAGGTGTTATTTCTTCTGGACCAATTAATGTTGCAAATGCTGCAGGATTGGGGTTTGATCCGCAAACCGAAACACCACCAGTTTTTAAGAAAAAGAAAAAAAATATATATCTTGGTATAGGATCTAGAAAACGTTGGATGAGAAACCCTCCGCAGATATAAAGATGTTTGGCAATAATTCTCAAATTCAATTAGCTGTACTCCAAGAACGATTTAAAGCACACGAACAAATTATTGATAAAGTTGATACTGCTATTCAAACTTTGAGTGAAACAAACCAAAATATTTGCAAAATGCTTGCTGTTCATGATGAAAGAATAAGTGTTCAAGCGAAAGCAGATGAAGATATTTGTAAAAAAGTTGATAATATTGAATTAAAGGTTGATGGATTATATAAGTTTCGTTGGCAAGCAGGTGGAGTTCTTGCTGTCATAGTCGCTTTAATTGGTATCATAAACGCATTTGTTCCAAGGTTATTGACTCCATCTCCAACTCCTGCTACAATAGAGAGAACGAACTAATAAACTCTTTAGAATGGATTTGATTGACTCCAAGTATATTGGACTCGTTTCATCACGACTACAAAAATTCAAGAGAGTCAAGGCAGATCTCTACAACTTCCGATGTCCACTATGTGGTGACTCTCAAAAAAATAAAAATAAAACAAGAGGATATATCTATCCTGTCAAGAATAACACCAACTTCAAGTGTCATAACTGTGGTGCTAGTTTATCTTTCAATAACTTCCTTAAAGAATTAGATCCAGTTCTTCATAAGCAATATACTCTGGAGAAATTTAAGGAAGGACATACAGGTAAAAACTTTGTAGTGGAAGAACCGAAGTTTGAATTTACCAAACCAACTTTCAAGAGGAAGTTAGATTTGGTAAAGGCATCTAAAAATCCTGCTGCTAGAGAATACCTGGAAAAAAGGAAACTGAATCCAGAAAAGTTTTACTTTGCTGATAAATTTAAAGAGTGGACTAATACTCAAAAACACACTTTTGATAATATTGATAGAGATGAGAGTCGCATTATTATACCAATGTACGATACTGACTCAAACTTAATCGGGTTTCAAGGAAGAGCATTAGGTCCAAATTCTGTTAAATATATTACTGTGATGCTTTCTGATGACGCACCGAAGATTTATGGGTTGGACCAAATCGATACTTCGAAATCCATTTACATCGTTGAAGGACCCTTCGACTCCACGTTTGTACAAAATGCTGTTGCTATGTGTGGGTCCGATGTTGATATTAGGTCGTTTGGTTGGAGCGATTATATTTACGTTTTTGATAACGAACCACGTAATCGAGAAATCGTCAATCGAATATCAAAAACAATCAACAGAGGTGATAAGGTGATTATTTGGCCATCATTCATTGAGCAAAAAGATATTAATGATATGGTGCTCTCTGGACTTAATGTTATGGATGTGTTACAATCAAATATCTATTCAGGTTTAAAAGCAAAAATTAAGTTTAACAATTGGAAAAAAGTATGAGTAACGGAACAAAAGTTATTAAACGAAATGGTAAAACTGAACCCCTCGATCTAAATAAACTCCACGTTATGGTGGAAGAATCCTGCAAAGACTTGGCAGGTGTATCGGCATCTCAAGTAGAGATGCAATCAGGTATCCAATTTTATGATGGTATTACAACTGCAGAAATTCAGGAGATTTTAATTCGTTCTGCTTCTGATCTTATTGATTTGGAGCATCCCAACTATCAGTTCGTCGCTGCTCGCTTGCTTCTTTTCGCTCTTCGCAAGCAGTTGTTTGGTCGTATGCACGATTGTCCTACTGTTAAGCAGCATGTACTTCTTGCCGTTGGTAGAGGTGTCTATGATTCAGAAATTCTTGACATGTATACTGACGAAGAGTTTGATAAACTTGAGTCGTTCATTGATCATAGTCGTGATTATATGTTCACTTATGCAGGTCTACGTCAAGTCGTTGATAAGTACCTAGTGCAAGATAGAAGTACTGGAGAACTTTATGAAACACCACAGTTCATGTACTTATTGATTGCTGCAACTATTTTCTCAAAATATCCAAAGGAAACACGCCTAGATTACGTTAAGAGGTATTATGACGCAATCTCCAAACACAAAATCAACATTCCAACACCAATCATGGCAGGAGTGCGAACACCGCTTAGACAATATGCTAGTTGTGTTCTTGTTGATGTTGATGACACCCTCGATAGTATCTTTACTAGTGATATGGCTATTGGCAGATACGTTGCACAGAGGGCGGGAATCGGCATCAACGCTGGTCGAATCCGTGGCATCAACAGCAAAATCAGAGGTGGAGAAGTTCAACACACGGGTGTTGTACCATTTCTCAAGAAGTTTGAAGCAACTGTCAGATGTTGCACGCAAAATGGCATACGAGGTGGATCCGCGACAGTCCACTTCCCAATCTGGCACCAAGAAATAGAAGATATCCTAGTATTAAAAAACAACAAAGGAACCGAAGATAATCGCGTTCGTAAGTTAGACTATTCTATCCAAATCTCTAAACTCTTCTATGAACGATTCATCCGTAACGAAGAAATTTCTCTCTTCTCTCCCCACTCCGTTCCTGGTCTGTATGATGCTTTTGGCACTGATGGATTTGACGACTTATATGTTCGTTATGAACGAGATGAGTCTATTCCAAGAAAAACTATCGGTGCTCAAGAACTCTTTCTGGATCTCCTGAAAGAACGAGCAGAAACTGGTCGTCTTTATATTATGAATATCGACCACTGCAATTCTCACTCATCATTCCTTGATAAGGTTGAAATGAGTAACCTCTGCCAAGAGATTACTTTGCCAACTAAACCACTTCAGCACATTGATGATACTGATGGTGAAATCGCTTTGTGCATCCTTAGTGCAATTAATGTCGGAAAACTCAGAGACCTTGAAGATCTTGAAGTTCTCTGCGATCTTTCTGTTCGCTCTCTTGATGAACTCATTGATTTTCAAGGATACCCAGTTAAAGCAGCAGAAATTGCCACCAGAGCACGCCGTTCGCTTGGTGTAGGTTATATTGGTCTTGCTCACTATCTTGCTAAGCATGGTGAGCATTATGATGATCCTGGTGCTTGGAAACTAGTCCATAATCTTACTGAGGCATTTCAATATTACCTGATTCAAGCAACCGTAAATCTTGCGAAAGAGAAAGGTGCCTGTGAATATTCGCATCGCACTAAGTATGCTCAGGGTATTCTCCCAATCGATACATACAAAAAGGATGTTGATGAAATTGTACCAAACGAATTGAAGTATGATTGGGAAGCACTTAGAGTATTGGTTAAACAGTACGGAGTTAGGAACTCAACACTGTCCGCACAGATGCCTTCGGAGAGCAGTTCCGTTGTGTCAAATGCAACTAATGGAATCGAACCACCTAGAGGATACTTGTCCATTAAAAAATCGAAGAAAGGACCACTTAAGCAGATTGTTCCCCAGTATCAAACACTTAAGAACAATTATACGCTTCTGTGGGATATGCCTAGCAATCGTGGTTATATCAATGTGGTTGCTGTAATGCAAAAGTTCTTTGACCAAGCAATTTCTGGAAACTGGTCTTATAATCCAGAAAATTATCCAGATAATGAAGTCCCGACTTCAGTAATGGCGCAGGACCTTCTTATGTGCTGGAAGATGGGATGGAAAACAGCATACTATCAAAATACTTATGATAATAAAACTGATGAAGTCGTTGAAGAGAAAAAGCAAAAACTTGAATCTCTTCTTGATGATATTATGAGTGCCGAAGAGGACGACTGTGAAAGTTGCAAAATCTAATCCCGTTAAATATAACAGTTGAGATAGTTTAGTAGAAAAATTATGACATTTAGTTTCAAAACCAATTCACAGGATAAGAAAATGGTTGATTCTATGACCGTTTTTAATTCCAAAGAAGTAGACACTAAAAAGCAACCAATGTTTTTTGGACAACCATTAGGAATTCAAAGATATGATTCTTACAAATATCCAATCTTCGATAAACTAACAACACAGCAACTTGGTTATTTCTGGAGACCAGAAGAGGTTTCTCTTCAAAAAGATCGTAGCGACTATCATATGCTACGCCCAGAGCAAAAACATATCTTTACCAGCAACCTAAAATATCAGGTTATGTTGGATTCTGTTCAGGGAAGAGGTCCCGGTATGGCATTTTCTCCATACTGCTCCCTTCCCGAACTGGAAGCGTGTATGAAGGTATGGGAATTTATGGAGATGATTCATAGTCGCTCATACACATATATCATCAAAAACGTTTATTCAGACCCATCTGAAGTTTTTGATACTATTCTCAGAGATGACCGTATTTTAGAACGTGCCGTGAGTGTAACTCAGGCATACAACGACTTCATCAATAGTGCTCATCGTTATGACAATTCAAATGAGTGGGTTCATGCATTAGAACAAGTCCCTTATGCACAAGAGGCAAGATATGAACTCAAACGTAAACTGTTCCGAGCAGTTGCAAACGTTAATATTCTTGAAGGTATTCGCTTTTATGTCAGTTTCGCTTGCAGTTTTGCTTTTGGCGAACTCAAACTTATGGAAGGAAGTGCAAAAATCATCTCTCTGATTGCTAGAGATGAGAATCAGCACTTGGTCATCACTCAAAATATCCTGAATAAGTGGAAAGAAGGTGATGACCCTGAGATGGCAAAGATTTCTAAAGAAGAAGAGCAATGGGTTTACAAGACTTTTGAAACTGCAGTCAATCAGGAAAAACTTTGGGCAGAGTATCTATTTAAAGATGGATCAATGATTGGACTGAATGATAAACTTCTTCAGCAATATGTTGAATGGATTGCAAATCGTAGAATGAAGGCAATTGGTCTTCGCCCACTTTATGATATTCCTGCGAAGAATAATCCACTTCCTTGGACGGATCATTGGATTTCTTCTAAAGGACTTCAAGTGGCACCCCAGGAAACGGAAGTTGAGTCCTACATAGTAGGTGGGATTAAGCAAGATGTTACCAAAGATACTTTCTCAGGATTCCAACTATGATGAATGGTGCGAACAGGAAATCCTGAACGCATACAAAGAAGCAGCAGAAAGTGATGAATTTCTGTTTGGTGATTATGATTATAAAAAAGAATGGTTAGGTAATGAGGGGACTTGATCCCCTCTTTTTTTATAAATACCTAAAAAATCTGTAAGATGAAAAGTTTTAGGAAATTTATAAACGAAGGTAGAAAAGAGTTTTTGGAGAAGCAAAAGATAGATGTAGAAGCAGCAAGAAAAAAACTTGCACAAACCCCCGTGCTTTCTGATGATGAAATGAGAGCACAAAATCCTGAAGCAACTGCTGCTTATGAAAAAGAAGTTGCTAGAAAAAAAGCAAAAGTAAAAGCAATTAAGACTCCAGAGTCAATAATTATAACTAATATGCCAAAAGGATCCACAACTCCGGAGGAAATAATTTCTAGATTAGAGATTAAAAGTAAACCTAAAAAGTCAATTAAAACTAGGATTGTAAAAACTCCTGTAAAAACCCAAACAACTTCTATATCTCAATCTACTTCTACTACTCCAAAATCATTACCAGCACCTGTTTCTACATTATCTAAACCAAAAGTAACATCCTCCAATAGAACTCAAGCATGGCAAGGACCTACAAAACTTTCCACCAGTGTAGAAAAAGTATCAGCAGCATCAAGAACTCAATCGTCTGCCGATGCATTAAAGGATATATTAAAAACTAATCAAGCAGCAAAATCTGCACAACGAGCAGCATTTGCTTCAAGTGCTAAAAAAACCTTAGGCAATCTTGGTAAAACTGCAGGAATTATTGGTGCTGGATTAGAAGCAAAGACTGGATATGATACAGCAAGATCAGCAGGGGCAAGCAAAAAGACTGCTGCTGGTGTTGCTGCTCTTAAATCTGCTGGAGCACTTGCTGGTGGCGCTCTGGGGGGCGCTGTGGGGGGTGTTCTTGGTATTCCTGGGGCGATTGGTGGTAGTGTTGCTGGATATACTCTGGGTTCTAAAGCAGGGGAAGCGGCGGCAAAGGCAATTAGAGGTGATTATGGTAAAAAGTTAACAACTAAAGATGTTCTTTCAAATGTAAGAAAGACAGTTCCTTATGAAATAAGAAAACAAATTCCTTCTGAAGTTAGGAAATCATATAGAGATTTTGTTGCTCAGGCAGGTAAAGTCTATGGCAATTGGCAGAAATCTCAACAAGGAGGAAACAAATGAAAACTTTTAAGCAATTTTGTGTGGAAGCATATCAGATAAATGAGTTTCAAATTTCAAATCCTCTAGTAAAAAAAGTAACTCAAAATCCAATAGTGAAAAGAGTGGGTGGATTACTTACTAGGGGTCTTTATGCAACACAAGCATTAGATCCAAAAGAAACACCAGCAAACAGATTATCTGGTGCTTTGGGAACCGTTGCTCCATATAACCCTGTAACTATTGGAGCATCTGCTTATCAACCATTTTCAAATTGGGCTGCTCAACAAAGAAAAGAAAGAGCGAAGAAAGAATTTAGTAAAATGAATCCTGCGGAAAAATACTTATCTGGATATAATTGATAATATATTTTAGTAAAACCTTTAATATAAAATGATTATAAATATTTTTAAATAAGATTTTTGTTTTTTAAAATGATATCCAATAAAGTAACAGCGGAATTATTAGAGGCATATAATTCAATTTATTTGGAAAAAAATATTGAAGAAAATGCAAGAAAACTTGCACAGATTTTGATGGATGTTTTTATTGAAGAGGGGTATGATATCAATGAAGATGATCAAGTTGATTTTTATGAATTTTGTTTGACTGAGAATCCGGTTCAGGTTACTTCTCTACTTTCTAGAATGCAGAGAGCAAAGCAAGTTGCACAACCAGCTTTATCATATGTAGCTCAACGTTTCAGAACAGGTGCTAATCTTCCTGCAGGTTCTAATATTGCATCCCAATTAACTAAAAGAGCAATTGGTGGTGGTGCGGAAGTTGCTGGTAAAGTGGTGAAAAATATTCCCAAAATACCCGGTGCTTTAAAAGATGTTATAACCAAACCAGGACAACCATTAAAAAAAGCTGGTCTTGTTCTGACTGGTATGGAACTTTCGAGAGCATTGCCACAAAGTCCAACACAATTCGCTTTACAAAAAGGTTCAGAACTTCTTGGGTGGAGTGCGAAACAAGATCCTGGTGCAGCTGCTGGGGAAACTGCTGGTAGACTTCAAAAAGCTGGTCAAGCATTGACAACACCAACAACTAAAAAACCCCCCCAACCTAAACCAGAAGATGAAAAGAAGAATGCTTGGGCTCAGTTGCAATCAGTAGACCTCTTTGATTTAGTCAAAGGTCATCTTCTTGATGAAGGTTATGCCGATACAGAAGAAGCAGCACTCAAGATTATGGTAAATATGAGTGAAGAGTGGAGAGAGAGTATTATTGAGCAGAGTGCTATTGCACAAAGAGCCGCTTCTGTTGTAGATGATCAAAGAAAAGGTTCTCACGGAATGGCAGATGACCTTAATAAAACTAGAAAGACTTTAGATAAACTAAAGCCTTACCCAAATGGATTTCCTAATGCTTCTGGTGTAAAAGGAGTTTAATATTACTTTCAAAATCGTCACTCAAGAGGGTATAACTACCCTCTTTTTTTATAAATAACTAAAAAATCAAAGTAAAAATGGCTTCTGATAATATAATAGAACAAAGTAAACCGAAACCAGTAATTGCTCGTAGAAAAGGTGAAATAGGGGCTGTTATGATTGACCCAAAAACTGGAAAACCAATTCCAGATACTTGGGTTCCAAAGGCAGAAGTTCCAGAAAAAGCATTAAAATACTTAGACCCTGCTAAATTTGCTGCTGCGGAAAAAAGAAATAAAGATAGACAAGCACAAATTGACGCAGAAAAACAAAGATTAAAGGGAGTTGGTACTTCCGGAACACAAAAACCACAAGTACAACCTCCCGAAGTACAAAAACCACAAGTACAAAAACCACAAGTACAAAAACCACAAGTACAGAGACCTTCTGCTTTACCAACAGCAACAATAAAAGCATCCGATCAGGTTTCTAAGTATATGGCAGCTGCATCTGC